TCATCCCGTCTTCTCAATTTCATCATGGGACAGATTTGGGACTAACCCTCCGAAAATCGCATCAATTTGCCTCGCATGCTCAGTTAGATGGTTAGGTGCAAGGTGAGCGTATCTCTGTACCATTTCTATGCTCTCCCATCCTCCCATTTCCTGAAGTGCAGAAAGTGGAACCCCAGACTGTATCAGCCAGCTCGCCCAGGTGTGTCGCAAGTCATGGAAACGGAAATCATCAATGCCAGCTCGTCTTAACGCAGCGCGCCACGCAGTGTTAGAATCGACTCGCATCTTCCTCACCGGGCCTTTGTGAACGAACACCCATCGATGATGATTTCCTATTTGCTTCCGCAGAACGGCGCAAGCGGTGTCGTTGAGAGCGACGCCAATTGCCCGTCCTGATTTGCTATCCTCGGGATAAATCCAAGCCACCTTCCTTTGCATGTCGATCTGAGACCACGCAAGCTCGATGATGTTCGACCGGCGAAGGCCAGTAGTCAGAGCGAATTCCACGGTGGATTTAAGCGGCTCAGGACACTCATCAATAAGTCGCTGCGCCTGAGCTGGCTCAAGCCATCTGACGCGCTTGTTTCTTTCCTGTGGAACCTTGATCACCGGAGACTTCTCAATCCACTTCCAATCTCGCTCTGCAGCACGCATCAGCGCCTTCATGAGCGCCAGATGCTTGGCTTTGGTTGATGTTGAGACAGGCTCGGCCTTCCGTGGTTCTATTTCAACTCCTTTCTTGGCAAGAGCTTCTGCTCTTAACGCCCAACGTTCTTCTGCCTTCCTGTTCGTCATCCTGCTGACTGCTGTGTAAATCTTTGCCTCTGTTATATCCTTCAGCAATACCCCTTCAAAATGAATGAGCCAGAATCCAATCCGTCCCTTGTCTGCATCGAGTGATTTCTTGTGCGCCTTTTCTTCCAGCCAACGTAAGCATGCCTCTTCAAATGTGACCTCAGGGAAATCTCCAAGTCGGTCTATTCTCCAAAGCTCAGCTTTTCTGCGGTCGTGCAACTCCTGCGCTTGGCGTCTGTCCTTAGTCCCAAGCGACTCCTTAATTCTTTTGCCGCTTGGCGACGTGTAACTCCCGTACCAGGTTTCCCCTCGGCGGAATAATGACATGCTGCTTTCTCCTCATGTGCATCATCCGCGCTCACTGGAACAGTGTGGATCGGATTGTTAAGCGCGGCAATACAGGCTTGGCGAGTTATTAGATAGGGGGATTTGTTTTTTGATGGGTCTTTTCTTGTTGCCTGCAGTCTTCCAGAGCGTATCCAGCTTGTCAGTGTGGGGGCTGAGATGCCAAGGAAATTACAGGCCTCACTGCGTGAAAGGCTGTATTTGTCCATTGGCACCTACTGGATTGTGATGTTTGCCGGAGTGTGTGAAACGAGCGTTGATTGCTCGGCGATCAACTTCACGCCTGGCTTAACGATCTGCTCAAGAATCGCCATCTTACCGGCATACTCTTCATCATCAGCTGCGCCGAGATAGATGGTGATCATGCGGCCATCAAAGATGAGCAGGGCGATTTGTTTTGTTCTCATGCGACACCTCGTTGCCTGTCTGCTTTTATCCGTCGTTCGTAGTCTTCAGCGCAGCTATCGCCAAGGCAGAAATTACCTTTGCTGATGGTCTCTCCGCACCAATAACAGCGGCCAGTAAACACCATTGACGGTTTGGGCCGGTTGGATAAGGCGGCGAGGATAATCAGTTCTTCTTGCTCTTGTGCGTTGTCGATGATGTCAGCCATGTTTAACTCCTAATCCTAAAATGTTCTCGACATCATCAGCGCCACAGCCGGATGCCATGATTGCTTGCCCTTCATGCAGGAATACTCGAACAGGAGCAGGCATCACGCCGGTACGCTCCCACAGTGCTTGATGAAGTTTCTGCTGCAATGCATCCGTGCTAACGCGCCCGTCAGTGAAATAGGCGCGTGGAATCCTGACGCTGATAGTGTCCATAGTGGTTACTCCGCTTGGAGATGGGGCAATAAAAAACCCGCCGTAGCGGGTCTGTTGATTTAAATATCTTGAGGTTTTGCTCTCGGACGAAGATGAAGAATTTTTACATCAATATTTTGCGGTATATATCCTTCAGCAACAGCCAATAGATATGTTGAATGGTCAATTTCTGATCTGTGCTCTACAACTTTGAAGATCTCTCTTCTTAGCGGCTGAGGAATGATTTTTTCACCATGGACAATAGCTTGCGCCTTTACTGCTGCCATCAACGATACATGGCCTTCTCCATTGTACTCCGCCTCTCTTAATGCTCCATCATGGCCATGACCAAACACTAAAAATCAACTTCCATTGCAATCCTCCTTTACGATCACTTCTTGCCGTTAGCCTCGGCCATCTGCTGATAGCGTGGGTCGTTCGGCCCAGGGAATTTGTGACTCTGGCCACGGTAATGCTGAAGTCGTTCGCGGAAGTATTCACGCAGATGCGCTGGCTGCTCTTCTTCAACTTGCGCAGGAACAATCGGCATATTCATACGCTCTTTGTAAGCTACGCCTGAAGCAGCCAAATCCACGTTAACCTTCTCGCGCTCTTCCGGTGATTTATCCGCTATGTTGTATGACATCGCCCAATCCTATATCAGCTCAAAGTCATCATCGAACGTTGCAAAGTTTAGCTCTGCAGCTCGCATCTCGAGGATAAATTTGATTCCGTCATGTAGTGAAGTGGGCCGATCATACTCCAGAACGAAGCGATCGTGATAGGTGCGTCCTAGCCAGTACCCGCCGCCGTACTCCTTCAACCTCTGAAAGAACACCCAACCGCCTTCTTTTGGATGCTCTAGCGTTTCGCCGCGGTAAACGACCTGATAGCCGCTGTCGTTTTTCGTAGTCATAACTCACACCATAAAAGAACTGTTCATACATACAGTATAATTATGGTTGTCTGTGAGTCAATTCCCACCCTCCTGCGCTGCTGCCAGCATTGCGGCGCGGCAGGCGTTAAGAACACCTGAGGCATATGCCATGTCTGCCGTGTAGCGTTCATTCCAGTTTTGCTTCTGGCCGTTTCGGTACAGAGATTCAAGCGCTGCTACTGCATTTAGGAAGCACTCCTGCACTGCTGGCGCTGGCGGGGCTGCATACAAAACGCGGAACTCGTAATCGTTGTCCGCCGCGTGTTCTGCGCTCATCTCTGCGTGCTGTTCTGCTGTGATGCGCTCCCAGTCGTGCCAGCAGTTGTGGCCGCTGTTCCAGTAGCGCATTTCCCAGGCTACAGCTTGCGCGTTGGCTGGCGCTGGCGGGGCGGTGAACAGCTCGGTTCCATGTGGCAGGTCTTTGCTGCCGTGTTGCCAACAGATGCCTCCTCTTGCAGCTGGGCGACGGTCAACCAGTGCCACAGGCTGCGCCTCCCGGTTAGCCAAGCACTCCCTGGCTAGTCTACGCGTCAGTTCGTTGGTGTTGTCGCTGGAAGCCAAATGCTTCAGCTCTTCAGTGGTCGTTAGTGTCATGCATCCCCCTTACTCTAAATCCCAGCTACCATCCCACACCTGTTGCGGCGTGAGTCAGTTAGAGAACTCTTCCTGCCAGTTGGCTGGATTGCCCGCATTTAGAAATCCCTTTTCCGTGGCGATTTCAGTTAATTGCTTGAACCAATCTTCGAAGGTCATACTACTCATCCCCCTCAACGGTGAAGCCAGCGGCGCGGATAGCCCGTTCAACTGCACGGTCGAACTTCGCCACCTGAAACACGTTATCGAACCAAAACTCGTCATCGTTCTTGTTCGGCAACCGCACCGGCGTAGCCAGCCGCTCACCCAGCTTGATATTCTGCTGCGTCAAGTCTGCATTCTTCTTGAGCAGACACTCGTTGTGGGCTTCCAGCTCGGCGATGCGCTTCTTGTCATCGTTGCTCATGATAATCAGATGCTTGTTCGCATCCTGCGCCTTCTGAAATTTACCGGCGTACTCGGTGGCAATTACCTCCAGTTCGCCAATTCGCTCATCCTTCGCTTCCAGCTCTGCCAGCAGGGCGAGAATAGTTTCTGGGTCAGCCGCTGCAATAAAACGGGCCAATTCCACTCGGTGGCTTTTGGCATTCAGATCAGATGCATCGAACCCACTCCAGCCAATAATTTCGATGCCTGTATCGGCGCACAGAGTTGCTTGCGTATTGGCTTTGCCGATGAATGCCTTAAATCGCCTGATGGGGCATTTCTCAGCCCGACGTTTCAGTTCGCTCAGCTTATTGTCCATCACAGCTTCACCGCCTTAATTTCTCTGATGTATTTCAGGCAAAGCGGGCAGGTTATTCCTCCGCGCTCTACAACCTTTGTCTTGGCGACAACGTTTGTGCAGCAGCCAAATGAATAAAATTCACCGGAGCACAACAGCATTGGATCGCCTGATCGTTCTATCGACAGGTGCCAGAATCTCTCTCCGAGAGGCGTTTTTTCGCCGTCATCATTGATGAGTATTTTCACCAGCGTGCTCATAATGCTTTCTCCTGGGCCTCGCCCTTAACCGTTTTGACTGCTGCGGTATAGGCCTCTGCATCGCTCATGCCCGCATTAACATTCACCCAGAAGTGCCGCTCGATTCGCGCCTCTTCGACGATGCGTTTTGCGCGCCGCTGGCTACGGGATGGCTTTGCGCGTTCAAATATGAATGGGTAGTTACTGCTAAATTCCATCCATCGACGATTACTGATGCGGAATGAGTTCGGGCATTTGTGCCGCGCCAACAACCGACGCGCCGCTCTGTTGCTCTTACGCTTAGCCATGCTGGGACTCCTCGCTGACCTGCTTGAATTCAATTACCCACACCCATGGATTGGCGCGCCAGCTTTCTGCGCCGTAGATGGACTTCCACAGGCTTTTGAAGCTGTCGCTCGCGCGGTTGTACCACTCAGCAGCGTCATCCAAATTAGGCAGCAAGTAATCGCAGTAGGCGGGGCCATTGCCGAAGTTGTTTTCTAGCGCTCGAACGCCTTCAGCCTTGGCGTCCTCTTCGCTGATATCGTTCAGGCGCTCAACACGCACGGCGGTGATTTCCAGCGTGATGCGGGATGCCCAGCGCGGCATGTGGATTGATGGGCGCCATGCGCCTTCGTATTGGGTGTCTCGATCAGGTATCGACCACAGTCCGTAGTTTCCCGGCTCTTGCCAGCACGACGCCTTATAAATCCGCGCCGCATGCTTCTCGTCGCCCTTAATCAGGTTTCCGTCCCAATCTATAGGACAGCCGTCTTCGTTGCCGAGAATGGCGAATGTTTCGCGTACCCACAGCCGATCGCCTATCTGGCCGAATGGGCATAAACCATTTCCCGGCGCATCCATGACATGCGTGTAAATCCCGTCTTTGGTTTTGGTAGGCTTCTGCAGTGGAATGCAGTTATCGAGGCTGACATTGGCAATAACCCGCCGCGTCTGGGTCTTGCGGCCGTCGAGAATGGCGCGAACCATCTCGCCGTTGAAAATCACTGGGCGCTCTTTCATTTGGCCTCCCGGAGCGTGCTGGCGAAGTGACGCGCCAGGCCAACTTCATGCTGATAGCAGTGCTGCCCGTCGATCGGCGAATCAAGGAAGTCGGCAAACTTCTCCACTCCCTGCGCCTGGATAGCTGCAAGTGCTGCGTCAGTGGCCGGGGTTTGCAGGTCATGTTCAGCAATAAATGAATCAAGCAAACCAATAGGCCATGACGCCTGTTGCTCGTTTATCAATTTTCTGTTCGAATCCTTCAGCGCCTGATTCTCCACAGCCAGCGCATCAGTGGTTTGATTAGCTGCAATAGCAGTGCCTACCTCTTCAACAATGTCGTCAAGGTATGCGTGCCAGTTGCTCCACTCTGGAAGCTCTCCGGTCACGGTCTTGTATATTGAGGCCAGCGCATTTCGTGCGGCATCGCGCTCAACAGCCAGCGCATCGGCTCGTTTCTGCTGCGCATCGCGCTCAGCCTTCAATGCTGAGATATAGCCGTCACGCACTCGAATCAGGGCGTTGAAAAACTCCTTCGCCGCCTCATCTGCGTTTCCGGTGAACGTTAACGGGCTTCCATCTGCTGGGATTTTTAACCATGACTTTTGATCGGCGAGAAAAGTAAAGTCTGAATTATTAAGCTTTATATTTTTTGACTCTTGCTGATTGTTCATAGGTCATCCTTAGCCCGCACCACAGCATCAACTGGCAGGCATTCGTAAGAAGATGGGAGTTTTTGCGCGGCGATGTCGGCTGAGCAGTTCTGGTAATCCGGGTAGACATACCCAGCTGATTCATAGCTGCACGAATCCGCACCTGCTGAGCAGATGAGAAGAAATAATCCGAACATGATGCTTCCTATTCAGTTTCGCTAAATCGCCATTTCTGGCTGCTTTCAAGCGACATTCCGAGTGCCTTAGCCTTCTGGTCAGCCTTCCAAAAATCAGGAATTCTCTGGCCGTCTGGAAACTCCCAGCAGGTGCCGACGATGCGAACCATTTGCGTTGCTTTTGCTGCTTTCTCCGTCCGAGGTTTGTTAATTACCGGTCGAAGTTCAGGCAATAAAAAAGCCGCGTTTTTCGCGGCTGTATTGGTCATCATCTTATTGGCGCGTTCGTGATTTTCTCCGCGCTTTAGGGCATCAAAAGCCGTAAGGCATCCCGCGACTATTTCCGCGTATTGATCTTTCATGATTGGTTACCTGCGGCTTTGGAGTTGCCTAGAATGGGATATCGTCGTCGAAGTCCATAGGTGGCTCATTCGATGGTTGAGGTTTATTTTGCTGCTTAGGTGATGACTGCTGATTTCCGGATTGCGAGGCTTCTTGCTTGCTGCCGATCATCTGCATCACGCCGCCGACATTGACATGAATCTCTGTCGTATAGCGCTCAACGCCAGCCTGATCTGCCCACTTGCGTGTTGTCAGTTTGCCTTCGATATAAACCTGCGAGCCTTTTCGAAGATACTCACCGGCAACTTCAGCCAGCTTTCCGAACAGCACCACGCGGTGCCATTCAGTCTTTTCCATTTGCTCTCCAGATTGTTTATCACGCCACGATTCAGAGGTGGCAATCGTCAGGTTGGCGATAGCGCCACCATTTTGCGTGTAGCGAACCTCTGGATCTTTCCCAAGGTTGCCAAGTAAAATCATTTTGTTAACGCCGCGACTTGCCATTATGCTGCCTCACTATTCTGCTCAATTTCCGCCTTGCGGATGTCATATATTTCTTTGGCTTTTGCCTGATATTCTGTCCCGCGCAGCGTGCGCCATGCCTCTTCAAATAAAGCCTTCAGCTCATCAATATTTCCGGCTTTCGCTGCGGACTGCGTGAATGCCTTCAGCGACTCTTCCGCTGGGTTGGCGCCTGACTCAAGCCAGCTAAGGAGCTGTTTTCCTGTCTGTTCACTTAGAACTACTGGGTCGGAATTGCTGAATAGCTTCGTCCTGTCTTTACTGGCGATCGCATGATGCGTTTCATGACCTATATCTAGGACGGTTGTGAATTCGTACTCGACCCCATCTCGCTGTTCTGACTTCATGCCAAGCTTCGCGACCTTTTTCCGGCCGTTCTCTTCTACCTGAGCCGTTTCTGTCTTGCTGCGCATGGTGGCGATGATGTGCATTGGAGAGCGCAGAATTGCATCAAGGAATAGGCGATGGCGTGGGTTTATCTCACTCCATGCTGACCAGGAGTTTCCGCGAAACTTCGCTTTGGCGATTGTGTCTACCAGTTCCAGGCATCCACCTACACCACTCCATTCATGCGTGATGCTGTCGAGAACCAACGTGTCATACCCGGCCCGCTCAGCTGCGTTAATCGCTTCTATGAAGCGCTCCGGCGCAAAAGGCGGCTCCAGCTCAAGAACGTCAAAATCAGCAACGTCAGAGTAGAGTGAAGCGCTTCCTTTCTCGGTATCGAGCACGGCAATCTTTCCGCCAATCCCTTTGGCAACAAGAAGCGCGCTATATGTCTTCCCTGAACCACTTGGCCCGGTAAGTGCCAGCCGTAGCTTGGCTTTCTTTCTCATGGCTTTTTCAAATTTCATAATTGCCTCTTAGCTAAAGTTTCCTGCGAATTCATCCCAAGTAACGGATGGGCTTTGGCGATCCGAGCCATTCCAGCGAGTGTCTGTCTGCACCTGTGATTCGGTGAGCTGCCTCTCCAGTTCTGACGTCATGTGAGAGATAAATTTCTCATCGCTATCAAGCACTACGCTGATCATGCAACCGCCTTATTTTCTGTGACCGTATATCCATTCTCTGCAAGCCACTCGAACACAGGTTTGAGGTCGAGTTGGCTCATGATCTGCTTCTCATCGACATGACCGAACAAAGCGACGCCGTCCGCCTCAATGCGAACCTCACCTTGTCGCTGCCCGGCCTTGGCGTGATACTCGGTGCATACGAATGTCATTTTCATTTCATCCCCCGATAGAAAAGAGAGTTAGCAAGCTGGAATAGGGTGTTGTCGTTCCTCTCCTTGGCTAGGAGAGCGAGAAGCTGCAGTGTTCTGGTCATATCCATTAGGGCTCACCCCGCTGATTAAGTGTGTCTTTCAACCACCGGCCAATGCAGCGCATACGGCGGGTGATGATTTCGAGTAATGTTTCGTTATGGCAGCCAGCAATAGGCCACCCTGCAACGGCATATTGCATGGTGATGCTCCTGTTGATTGATAGGTATTCATTGCTGAACCAACTCGTAAATTGGCTTAGCGATGGGTAAAAAAATGGCCGCACAATGGCGGCCTAAGTGATGATAAGAGGGGTTATGTCTTCTTACTGATACATCATCAAGCCCACTGTGAAATGAGCTTTGTGATGGTCAGCTTGATTGCTTGACGCTGTAATTTCCGTTCTTCTTTAATTCAACACAGAAGTATCTGGAGTCTGCGATTCCGATGCCCCACGAATCAGACGTTCCGTCGCCAACTCGCTTTTCTTTGATGAAGTGGCGCAATGCCGCCATCGCCGCTTCAAGTTCATCTCGCGATTCAATCGTCATGGTTATTCGCATCACATAACCCTCATCAATCCAATAACCACGCCACACCAGAATAGGGCGCATGAAACCAACATCCAAAACCAAACCTTTCCTCTGAAGTTCATGCTTACCTCGACTTTTAGGCGTAAAAAAAGCCGCTAGGCGGCTGTGTTCAGTGCGCCCTGTAGGGCGCGGTGGGTGTTAATCAGCAACCCGGCGGACGGTGTACCCGTAGCCGAGATAAGCATTATTTTCTGTCATGTTTGCAGCCACTGTATTAGCTCGGTCTTCCGCTGAACGGTAAAACGAGTCGTAATCCTTACGCGGCGTATCTCGAAAAGTGGCGACGACGTAATCTGTGGAGTCTGGCCCGTTCTCGACTACCTCGTAAATCATCGTGTAACCCTCTGCTGTTAACGCGCTGTGATTTTGTTTGATTTGCGATGCCCAGCTGCGAACATCGCCACCTCTGGCAAGCAGCATGATCCGCTGTAAACAGGCTTCTGTGCCGGTAACTCAACTCGGGTTAGCTTCGCCCAGGCTTTGCTTAACTTCTTCGCTGTATCCGCATCTTCGCGGCGTTTTGCCATCACTTCACCACGCTGGCGATAGCGACGTGTCTTGCTGTTTTCTTTCGCTGGCTTAACGATGATTGTTGTCATGACACTTACTCCGCTAGAAAAGAATTTGAGATATTTGGCATCTCGAATTCATTTCTGCCCCTCATAAAGAGGGGCTAGAAAGGCCACCTTGGCACCCGAAGGTCAGTGGCCGCGCCGGATCATTTAAATCAGTTCTCGTTTTTAAAGTTATGCATTTACATAAGTCCTCCTGTTGCTATTCGCAGCGCTAAGTTTGGCGGCTGCTCGCCTTGAAAAGTGGCTTTGGTGGTGTGGTGGCCGGTGCTGATCCCCGGCTTGAAACAGTTACAGCATCATCGCTGCCTGCAACACCTGTGCACTTCAGCGCTCATCAGCCTGAGCATTCACCACACCCCAAAGCCACTTCGCTTTGGTCTCCTACACTGGCAGGAGAAATTCCCATGATTGTTAAAGAGCGGTGCCAATCTTCCGTTTGGCTGGTCAGCGTCCTGCTGTTGAGATGAATATTATACCCATGGTTATTTACGGTCAATGCCCTTGGGTATAATAAATTGCAAAATGGGTATAAAATCATGATATCCATGAGAAAATAAAATCACTTTGGTAATGATTTAGCGTTTAGCTAAAAGTTTTGTATGGAAGGTTGATCTTTTCTTCGCGAGGTATAGAGTATATTTACTGTGAATATATACAGTGATATGTAAAAAATATATCTATAACAGATGATTAATGTGAGGTGTCGCATGATTGCGACTTTCATCAGATTGGGGCCTGGGAGGTATGAGCAGGCTCCGTTTGAAACACGAAGCCATGGGAGGAAGTTCGAGATTTACCGTTTAATGGTTCTTGATATGTATACAACGACGCCAATGATTTTGGCCTTGTCTCCGATAGGAATGACAGGAAGCCTATCGTTGCTTGGGACTAAGTATCCGTCGTTATCTCCCAGCATGTACCGGTATACCGCTTGAGAATTACCAGTAGTTGCGTAAACAAAATCGTTGTTGCCGGGCTTTTCATCGGTATCTATCACGATTACCGAAGACTTAGGCATCTCTGGGAATCCAGTGTCATGGCTAAGCCTGTAGGCCCGGCAGTTTTTCGATTTAATGCTGTCAGGGACTATCGCGACATTGTTGGTCTTTTGCTCTCCTTCAAAGAAGGGAACAACAAACACACCAGGAAGCTTGGTTGTCGGATCGATATCCTGCCCATCGCTTGCCGAAGACTTACCATCCCGCATTGGGCCTATACCGTTAGCTAGCCACTCAGGGCGAACGCCTAAAGCCGTAGCCAGCTCAACAACTCTGGATGATGTTTTAGTTTTGCCTGTGACGATTTTCCAAACACTAGGCTGAGCGATTCCAGCAGCCTCTGCAAGCGAAGCTTGCGTAAAGCCACCTTCCTCCATTGCCAGTTTTAATCGTTCTGAAAGGGTATCTATGTTCATGCGCTCGAACATATAACCACGGTTATCCATCGTCAAATATCCTTGGGTATTGCATTTTGTTAGACTCATGGTTATTATTCTTGGTGAGTAAACCCAAGGATATAAAACATGGTCAATGAAGCTATCAACAAGGCCATCTCATTACTTGGTAGTCAGAAAAAACTCGCAGACTCCGTTGGAGTAAGTCAGCCGAATGTATGGTGCTGGTTACATAACAAAAAGCGTGTTTCTCCTGAGAACGTAACGGCGATCGTTACGGCCACCAAGGGTGAAGTTAAGGCCTACGAGATCCGCCCAGATTTACCGCAGCTTTTCCCAAGACCTGTAGAAGCTGCATAAGCATCACCGCTCTTTAACATCCCTGACCAGCTCCGCCAGTGTGGAGCATTTGAAGACTAAGCCGAGCTTAGTCGTGATTAATCATTTATCAACAAAGGAAGTATTACGTATGGACACTGCAAAAACACGCAATGACGCCCGTCGCATTGAAAGCTCATTGCTCAACAAGATAGCGCTGAAAGGCGTCACAAGTATTGCAGCTGCAGTAGGTGTTAACCCATCTCAAATCACACGCTGGAAAGAGTCTCTTATCCCTCGCATGGCGATGTTATTGGCCGTTCTGGAGTGGGGTATGGAAGACGAAGAAATGGCGGAGTTGGCTAAGCGACTGGCTGGATATCTGTCACCAAAAGAAAACGCCCCGGAAGTTGCAGCTTTCGAGGCGTGATAGTGATGTTTGGAGATAACCACTGGAGGAAATTATGGCAAAAAATCGCCGAATTTACAAGACAGAAGAGGAACGACGGCATCCTGATTCATCGGAAGGAATCGTTGTTGCAGCCGCCAATAATCGGAGCTTTGCTGCTCGGTTCATTGGTGAATATCGGATTGCATTGGCAGGGGTGAAGAAGAATGGGCGTCGTTAGAAAATTATCCGACTACCGTAAACCTCATCAAGAGGTCATGGAGCAACGCGTGGCCGATACCGATGATGGGTATACCCGCATAGCTAACGAGCTGCTAGAGGCCATCCTGAGAGCGAATTTAACCGCTCGCCAGCTCAAGATTGCGTTTGCGATTATCCGCAAGACCTATGGATTCGGAAAGAAAACAGACCGGATCACAAACACACAAATTGCCAGCTTGACAGGCATCCATCACACCCATGTTTGCACCGCAAAAAACGAGATGATCATGATGAACATCATCGTAACCAGCGGAACGCAAATCGGGATAAACAAGGTAGTTTCTGACTGGAATTGCGACATTAGCCAAGTCAGCGAAACATTAGCTAAAACGGCTAATAAAAGTTTAGCCAAGTCAGCTAACGAGCATTCGCCAACTCAGCTAAACACAAAAGAAACTATTCAAAAGAAAGAAAGAAACATTACCCAAACCCACGCAGTGGGATTGTCGTCGGAAGAGAAATTAACCCCACGACAGAAGGGAACCAATCCGCGAGCCAAGGGAACAAATCCTCGCTCTGCTATGCCAGCTTTCGATCGTGAAAGACTGCGCGACACCTGGAACTGCAAAGCCGATAAACATGGGCTCCCCAAAATTCGCAATATATCGACCACAGTCGAGAGCGGATTGAAGCGCCTCTGGCAGTCCTACCTGAAGCAGTGCAAGGAGATTGGCAGCCAGCCAACAGAGATCAACACGTTCCTGAATGGCTATCTAGCTCATGGCTACACGCCAACGAAATGGGCTTGCGGCGATAATCCTGAAGGCAAGCGATACGGCATTGAGACCGCACTTCGCCAAGAGAAGATTGACGAAATTCTTTCCCGGGAGGACTGATGGAAAGCTACGAGTTTGAAGAGCAGTTGGTCGGCTCGATGATGATCAAGGGCGACCATATCGACTGCCGGGAAGTCGCCGGGAAGTTACCTGCAGAAGCCTTTGAAAATTTCCACCTACGCCAGATGTATCAAGTAATCGTCACCCTCCTGAATCAGGCCGAACCAATCGACCAGTTCACCGTTCAAGATAGCCTTTCCGATTCAAGCAAGGACTTAGTGTTGAGCGTGGCTGCGCGATGCAAGTCTGCAGCTAACATCAGGGCCTGGGCAAAACGTGTCCGTCAATGCTGGATGATCCGCAAAGGCATTAGCGACCTGCAGCAAGCAATCTCAATCCTGCAAAGCGTCGGCGCTCATGATATCAACGAGCGAACTGCAGAAGTGGCTAGCGTTCTGTCAAAGGTGCAATTCGAGACCAATGACAAGCTTCCTCGCCGCATCGGTGATTTGCTGCCTGACTACATGGACGTGCTAGAAAAGCGAATGCAGGGCGCTGATTCCGGGATGTACCTGAAAACGGGAATCGACCCGCTGGATGATGAGTATGGCGGATTCGACCGCACAGACTTAATCATCATCGCAGGCCGCCCTGGCATGGGCAAGACGGAGCTGGCAATCAACATTGCTAACTCGATTGGTCGGCAGAAGGGTAAGGGCTTGCTGGTGTCGATGGAGATGTCTGACATGCAGGTGGTAGAGCGTCATGTCGCGGATCGCGCAGGATTATCTATCAGCACGCTACGCAATCCGCTGAACATGATTCAAGAGCAATACACGAAGCTCACCGGCGCTACCGGCACGCTAATGGACGAAAACAACTATGTCATCGACGGTGCTTTCACCGTTGACGCGGCCATTGCCCATGCAGAGCGGATGAACATGGACGGCGGGTTAAGCTTCCTCGCCATCGATTATCTCGGACTTATCACAAAACCAAAAGCAGAGCGTAACGACATTGCCATCGGGGAAATGACGCGCAAGCTGAAGCAGTTCTGTCTACGCAGCAAGGTGCCTGTAATTCTCCTGGCGCAGCTTAACCGCGGCCCTGAAAACCGGGCAGACAAACGACCAAGCATGGCAGACCTGAAGGACTCAAGCTCAATTGAGCAGGATGCAGACGTGATTATCTTCCCGTACCGCGACGAAGTTTACGATGAGCACAGCAACATGAAAGGCATTGCTGAAATCATCATCGGGAAATATCGCTCCGGCCAACCAAAGACGTTTTATATGGGCTGGAAGAATGGTCACTTCGTCAACATCGACCAGGAAGAAGCCGCGATACGCTATGCGCAGAACGAACAACAAACCAAAGAAGCATCTGGCTGGCGCTGACCTGCCAAGCAAAGGAGATAACTAATGACATTTGTATCATTACTTAACAAACACAAGCCACGAAAAACGAATTCCCCGTTTGTGAAATTTAGGAAAAACGCATCTGGTTCTACTGGAGGCTGTTTTAACAAATCGGTGCAGCTGCATGGAAAATCGGTAGATATTGAAATCGATTACGAGAGTAAAAAACTAAGAATCTCGGAGCATCCTGAAGGGTATTGCGTGGCCAAGAAAGTTGGCACTTTCTCTTGCTCATCACTTGTTTTCGATGAAGTTGGAAACGAAAGAATTTATCTCACTCTGGGCGATGACGGTTGGTGGTACGGCAGTTATGGCAAAGGAGATAACCATGGATAAGCCACGCAAAGAAAAGGCCAGCTCACGCCAGCCCATTAATCACTCTTCAGGCTTGTGTTGCTTCGCCCTCACCATCTCAGGAAGAGTGAATGAGTAGATCAAGAACACTTCAGTGAAGCCGATCATCTCTTCAGCTTCTTCTTGGGTAAATTCCTCGTCAGAGTGGACGGCACCGTTGGAGTCAATACGAACGATGTGAGCCCAGTCTTTCATCTGCTCCGTGATTTTACCTTTGCCATGAAGCATAGATATTCGTTGGGATAGCTGCTCTTTCTTCGAATCCTCGCCAAGTATCTCTCGAGTGGCAATGTCAATAACCTTGCGACAAAGCATTATGGAAGTTTCGTAATTCCCGCGTTGCAAGTTCTCTTTAGCTTCAATAAAAAACTTGGCGCATCTATCTGGAGAGTGATCTGGCGCGTTATGCGAAAGCTCAGATGGATACATTTTCACAAAAGGAAACCCATTCTGCATGGCGCGAATATGGTCTGTATATATTGTCAAATTTCTGCCATTAAACTTAGCGCTAGCCATAGGGCTATGAGATCCATAGACCTCCAAGATGACAGTAGTAAAATCCTCGCAGCTCTTGCACATAAATACGACGGCACATCTTGATGCTGTGCTCTGTCTATGTTCGGAAACTGCTTCAAGCGTAGCTCGTTCTCTTAAGCAATGCGGGCAAGAAGATTCCAAGGTAACCACACCCATGAATACATCCTTTTTATCCAATGAAATTCAAAAGACCTTGCGGTCAGCAGATAGGCCTGAGTTTACACTCATGCAGCGGTACGAAACATCCGGTGCCGATCAAAAAATAGCATTTGTCTTAGCCATGATTGGAAAATTAATCGAGCAGGATAGGATGCTGAGGATCCGAACAGGAGGTAAAAATGGCTAAGCAGGCCTTCTACCTAAGAAACCAACAGATACGCCAGAACCTGAAAAACTTCATCGACAGCCTACCACTAAATCCAGACAAACCCCTCGCAGTAACCATCCAAGAGCCAACCAGAAGCCTAGACCAGAACGCCAAGCTCTGGGCAACCCTGCGCGACATCAGCGATCAGGTCGTTTGGTATGGGCGAAAGATGGGCTCTGAGAGCTGGAAGTGTGTTTTCACCGCTGCACTGAAGAAGCAAGAAACGGTTCCTGGCATAGACGGCGGCTTTGTCGTTCTGGGGCAATCAACAAGCAAGATGACAGTCGGCGAGATGCGCGACCTAATCGAGCTGATAAACGCGTTTGGTGCTGAGCATGGCGTCAAGTTCAGCGATGAATCCCGGCTCGCTATCGAGTGGGCTAATCGATATGGAGACAGAGCCGCATGACACAGCGAAGTCCAACGCAAATCATAATGGATAACCTGATATTCAAGACTGACCACCGCAAGACCAGAAAGCCCCGCACCAATCCAGAGTTAACCACAACCTTCAATTACACCGCGACCTTAGCCGACAGCATGTGGCTGCGTCGCCGCGCCCGGAGAAAGCCATGAAGAAGTTTATTGAGACACTAATGGTAATTTTCATGTGCAGCACGGTCGCCGGGTTCGGATTCGTAGGTGGCGGGATTGCTTTCTGGGGATGGATTAAATTCTTAAGCAAGTTATAGGAGTAATAGGCATGATCGATTATAGCGCAATGAGTGACCAGCAAATTAACGAGTTGGTAGCGATAGCATTAGGAGAAAAAGTAGGAGACCCAGTTAACGGCCAGCAGCTGGTTATGGTCGACGGAGAAAAAATATCTTCATCATTTGACCCATGCAACAGACCATCAGATGCGTGGCCAATAATCGAGGCTAACTACATCAGCATCTGCTTTGACGGAATCTCATGGGAAGCGCACTCAGCCCTATCTGAAGTTAATTACGAATCTTGGAAAACGCATCCTTATCAACCTTTAAGGCTGGCAATGATTGTTTTCCTAATGATAAAGGAGGCGGATAAATGCTTATCATAGCCATATTGGCCAGCGCTTACTGCTTCATCGCTGGCCGTAGCTTCGAGTTCTTCTGTAAATACGAGCCAACCCTATCTACCACAAAGATGCTGCTACTAAGCCTCGCATGGCCGGGTAATGCTGTTCTGTTTCTGCTGATGAGGTGCGTGCGATGAGTGACCCGCTCATGCATGAAAGGTTTAGGTATTGGTGCGTATGGATAGGATTCGAAAGTGCATATTTCAAGATAAAAAACGAGGTGAAGCATGGCAATAGATACGCCAATTCTCAAGTTCTACATCGCATGCGTTAATGGCTGCGGGAGAACACTAGAGGCTGGGGAAATCTACATCTGCCAGCAGTGCAACGACGAGATAGACCGTCAGGCTGATGAGGTAATCGGAAACGCGGAGGAAGGTGATGGCTAAAGGCATCAAGCCGCCAAAGCCGAAGAAATGCAGAATATGCCCCACAAAGTTCACTCCTCGAAACTCCCTTCAAATCGTCTGTAGCACTCCATGTGCAATCCAACACGCAAAGCAGCAATCAGAGCGCAAGCAAAAGCAATCTGAGGCATCTGCACGCCGTGAGTGGAACAAGCGCAAGGCTGACGCGAAGCCGTTGAGTCATTGGATAGCCATGACGCAACGAGCCTTCAATGACTACATACGAGCCAGGGATGAGGGGAGTGGCTGCATTAGCTGCGGCAGTACAACGGCAACGGAATATCACGCGGGTCACTTCAGAACGACAGCGGCGGCCGGTCAGCTCCGGTTTAACGAAGATAACTGCCATCTGCAGTGCGCATCCTGCAACGTCCATCACTCCGGCGCAATCACTCAATACCGAATCAGTCTCATCACAAAAATCGGCGCTGATCGAGTCATGACGCTTGAAAACAACAACAACCCACACCGATACACCCGCGAAGAGCTAGAGGCGATTAGATCGCGTTACAGAGCGAAATTGCGGGAACTGAAAAAACTCCAGGAGGCAGTCTGATGGCAAGGCAACGATCATCCCTGAGTCTGGATGATGTCATATCAATAAGAACGCTCATCGGTATCGGCATCAGCACCAAAACAATCGCAGAGCAGTTTCACACCTCAAAGCAAAATATCCAAAGCATCAAATCAGCAAAAACCTGGGGGAAGATATGCCGGTAAAGCAGCTATCGCTATCAGATGAGCAGCACCAGTGGGTCAATGGCTGGCTTGAGCTGTGGGGCGCATGGATTTACTCCGGCCGACTTGAGCGACGCATGAGCAACATGATCGCCAAGTTCATGGAAAGCGTAGAGCCAATCAAAAATCCAAGCAGGCCGATGTGCAATGACGATGACGGAATGTTGATTTCTCAGGTCGTAGATTCCGTCATGTTTATCGACAAGAAGGCCTTTGGCATCCTGCTCAGCTACTACGCTCATGGTTCATCGAAGTACTCAATCGCATCTTACTATCACAAAGTCGCAAGCCCTCGCAAAATGATGCGGCGTGGTGGAGAAAGACTAGCAAGGCCATCATTAGCTACATGCAGGCGAGAAGTGGATGAAATATTAAATGCATCCCTGTTTGTATTACATGCCCCACTCGAACGTGCCTTTAAAATTCGTAAACGTGTGGAGAAAATCAAAAGAGTTGCTTAAAACGTGTTGACATAATTGAGCAAATGAGCAATATTAAACGCATAAGCTGCCGTTAGTGACTCTTAAGTTGCTGCGGCGGCTTTTTTTGATCGCAACAGGTAAGAGCATTCAGCGCCAAATAGTCCCAGAATATTTGGAGTGATGGTAGCGCATCCGAGTGCTCTTTCCGTTGTGGTGAATGCGCAGGCTGATGCGCGTGCAACAGCTACTCATTGAAACGGTAGTTATGCCGGAGACCAGCACCGGCCACCATGACAACCTGCTAATCACCAATAGCATAATAGGTAAATGCGCCCGGCTCATAACCGGAGGAAGGAGCGGTTCAAATCCGCCTTGGTGAACCAATTTTAGCCTCGCCATCGTGCGGGGCTTTTTGCATTTCAGCCCCAGCCAACAGCGACACACTCCATGGCATCCTCTTTGTAGCTGATCGTCTACGGCTGCGGGCTGAACCTTTGACTACAGCATAGCAATGTAAGGAACCCACCATGCTCAAATTACCTGAGCTCGTCCGGGCTGGTTTCGTGAGTTCGTCTCCTTGGTTGCTGGGCTTAATTCTCCTTTCTTATCTCGCTGCAGAGGTTAATTCGAGGATTAACTCGGCGGCCTACGCGTACCCGCGATCTGTCGTTTCATATGGCCTCGCAAGCGCAAAGACCGATGATGAAGTTATCTCCACTGTTGAACTGTGGAAGAAGGATGCATGGGGCGCTCAAATCGGCGCTCTCCGCGTTCTCTGTGATAACGACCGTGCATTCGTTGACTCGCTCGGCGGGGAGAGTGTAGGGGCTAGAGTATGCAGGATCGTCAAATGAATGAACGTGACCCTGGATTCTGGGCCGACGTTCTGAACGGCCTTAAAAACGCATGGCCGCAAATTCTTGGTTCAATGATGGCCGGGTTAATTTGCTATGGCCGATTAATTTACGATGGTGTAGAGCGAAAGAATCGCTGGATTGAGGGCGTCCTATGTGGCGCCCTTTCTCTTTGCATCTCCAGTGCTCTGGACGTATTCGGATTGCCGGTAAGCATGTCTCCTTTCATTGGCGGCATGGTTGGATTCATCGGTGTCGAAAAGCTCCGCAATATCGCCATCAGCGCTATCAGCAAGCGAGTAGGTGCTAGTGATGAAAATCAGCAATAACGGTATCGACTTCCTGAAGCGCCAAGAGGGTGAAAAGCTCTCCGCATACAAAGACACGCGCGGGATCCCCACGATCGGCGTCGGTCATACTGGTCTGGTTGATGGCAAGCCTGTTGCAATGGGTATGACCATCTCGAAAGAGAAATCATCCGACCTGCTTCGCTTTGACCTGCAGTGGACTGAGCGAACTATCAACTCGGCGAATGTCACGCTGAACCAGAATCAATACGACGCTCTTTGCAGTCTGGTGTTCAACATCGGCGCAGCAGCATTCAACGGCTCGACACTGCTACGCAAGCTTAAGGCTGGCGATTATGCTGGCGCTGCAGATCAGTTCTTGGCATGGAAACGAGCAGGCAACGATCCGGACATTCTCCTTCCGCGCAGGCAGCGTGAACGCTCGCTGTTTCTGTCATGACTTGGCCGCTTAAGCACTGGCAAGCAGCAATCATCTCATTAGTGCTTGGACTCCTGGCTTACTTCGCTATTAGCAACCAGGCACTACGCCATGACAAAGAATCACTGCAGAAAGAAAAGCAGCAGCTATCTGGCCAGCTCGAGTGGCAGAACAAAACACAGAAAGCAGTAGCCGATATCGATCTGCAGAGAACGCAGGAGCTTGAAGATGCGAAAAGCAAAATTGCTGATTTGCAGCGTGATGTTGCCACTGGCGCTCGCAAGCTGCGCATCTCCGCCTCATGCCAACCCGCCAAGCCCTCCGGCGTGGATGATGCAGCCAGCCCCAGACTTACTGACTCCGCTCAACGGGATTATTTCACCATCAGAGAGCGAATAGAAATAGCCAACAAGCAGATCGCCGGATTGCAGGATTACATCAATCAGGTTTGCTTGGCTAAATGAGGACGCATGGACAACGTAACCAAGCTTAACCTGATTAAGCCCGGCGAGACTGACCCAGCCATCGAACGTGATAAAGAGAAAATCCGGCGCATCCTGCTCGATGTTCTGGATAAGGTAGATACCGAAACGCTGCGCACGCTGGTGCTGGTCGCCATTACCGACGACGGCTCGGTAGTGCAAGGGCGTCATGTGCTCGGCAATTACCATTCTCTGCTAGGTGGACTAAGCCGCTCTGCCTACATCGTTAATCAACTGCTAGACAGTGTTAATAACGCCAGCGAGCAAGAATATTAAGCGAAGAATTCCACCCGACGAGGAATAAGACTGTGTTACCTAGCAGGAGGTGATCACGTCTTGGCAGCCGGAAAGACGGAAGTGGCGAGGCAACTCCGAGAGGTGTGGCTAATGCTGCGAAATCTACGCATAAATTAATAAGGAATCACTATGTACGCACTGAAACAACACACATCTGAAAGCACTAAGGTTATTGCTCTCGGCAATAGGTTTACCATCCAGAGATATTCTCCATTGACCAGTAATGATGCCATCGGCTCTGTTACTGGGGAGGATGAAAGATTTTGCTTCGAAATTGGCCCGGACGTAGACGCCTATATCACTACCATTGAAGGCAAGACGGTAGAGGTTATCAACCGCGGATGCGGCTCTAAACCTCAGCAGCCAATTTAAGCGATTACAGAAGCCATTCCCGAGTGGCTTCGATAATGGCTTTTACCAAACAACTGGAGCCAATCATGGCGGATATTGTAGGAATGACTGACGTGCAAGCCATGAACCTTGAGCTTCTTCGGCTTGTTATGGGTGACACCACCGCAGCAGGAAAAGCAATCTCCTTTGTCGGCGGAGAAAGACTGAAGTACGAGCTATTCCGTGATGGCTATTCGAACGCGGCGAGCGATTCAGGCGTTGTATCTCGTACTGAGATAGCCATCAGAAAAGCCACAGAGGCTTTGGATTTATTCCCGACAGGAGTTTGAGATGCCACTGAAGAAAGGTAAGTCGAAAAAGGTCATCAGCGAGAATATCGCTAACGAAATAAAGTCAGGAAAGAAGCCTGACCAGGCTATCGCCATTGCTATGAGCAAAGCCGGTAAAGGCAAGAAGAAACCAAAGAAAGGGGCTAAGTAATGGCAATCACATCCATGCAGACAGCAACCGCCGGTTCGGTAGCAAACCTGATTCCAGTGGTTAAATCGCATATCTCAGCATCACGCTTCCCTCAAGGCGGCTTGGTTGGCGCTCATGCCACTCCGACCAAGACCGAATATTTCCAGGTTGTCGCCGCCGGCGGAACTACAGCAACTGACTACGACATCGTGGTTAGCTCTGACCGCGCCGACTTCACCATTAAGTGCAACGCGAAGATCGCCGCTGGCTTCCTGCCATTGGGTGACATGAGCGTTATCCAGTTAACCCCTGGCCGTATGGTTGAGTACGCTCAGGCATTCACTAAACCATAAGGTGATTTATGGGCGATGAAATAAACAAAGGCGGTCGCCCATCAGATTACACAGAAGAGTTAGCGGAAAGCATCTGCCTAAGACTGGCGGAGGGCGAATCGCTTCGCTCCGTCTGTCGTGATGATGGGATGCCATGCAAGCAAACAGTGCTGAGATGGATTAGCCGAATCCCTGAGTTTCGCGCCCAATACGTGCGAGCGAAAGAGGAAGGCGCAGAGGCTATTGCCGAAGAGCTGTTCGATATTGCTGATGATGGCAGTAACGACTGGATGGAAAAGCTCGATAAGGAAGGCAACGCGATCGGATACCAACTTAATGGCGAGCATGTGCAGCGTTCAAGGCTGCGCATAGATACGCGCAAATGGTATCTATCGAAGATCATGCCAAAGAAATATGGTGAAAGAATCCAGCATGACCAGACGATCACAATGGCTGACCGTTCAGACGATGATATTGATAAGCGAATAAGGGAGCTAATGAATGGACAAGCTGCCTCTGCTGAACGGAATGACGAAGAGCCAGAAGATTGAGCTAATCCAGTTAATCGAAGAAAAACAGCGCCGCGAGAATGTCTATCGCTATAAGCGCTTCTACAAATCTCGCTACCCCTGGCAAAAGAAATTCATTGCCGCAACATCTCAGTTCACCCAGGTTGCACTGATCGCTGCTAACCGTACTGGCAAGACGGATACCGGCACGGGTATTGATGCTATCCACGCAATGGGTGATTACCCTGAAGGGTGGGATGGACACAGGTTCGAACATGCACCGTTAATCTGGTGTCTTGGGTATTCTGGTGAGAAATGCCGAGACCTATTGCAGACACCTATCCTTGGTCGTCGCACTGACAATGGGTGGGATGGCGGATTAATCCCCGGCGAATTGATTGTCGATACAGAGCCGATGCAGGGTACACCTAATGCTGTTCGCTCTGCTTACATCAGGCACAAATCAGGTCAGCTATCAAAGATTCAATTCTGGTCGTACTCACAAGGCCAGCATGCTCTGATGGGGGATGCCGTTGACTGGTTCCATATCGACGAAGAGCCAAAAGACGCGACGATCTATCCGCAGGTGCTTACTCGTACAGCAACTGGGGATAAAGGTAATGGCGGGCGTGGGATTCTGACGTTTACCCCAGAGAACGGTCGAACCGATTTGGTTATAGCCTTCATGGATAGCCCGTCATCTGGTCAGCACTGCATGAATGTAGGCTGGGATGATGCGCCACACTTAAGCGAGAAAGTGAAGAAAGACCTGCTTGAGTCGTACCCGCCGCATCAAAGGGATATGCGCACCAAGGGTATCCCAATGCTTGGGCATGGGCGAATCTATGACCTCGGCGAAGATTTTGTAAAGTGCGACCCTTTCCCTATCCCAGATCACTGGCTAGTCATCAACGGCATGGACTTTGGTTGGGATCACCCGCAGGCGCATGTCCAGTTGGCATGGGATATTGAGAACGAATCATTCTATCTCACGCGCGCATACAAGGCGCGTCAGGTTTCTCCAGCAGAAGCGTTCAGCGCAGTGAAGTCTTGGGCTGATAACGTGCCAATAGCATGGCCTCCAGATGGGCTTCAGACGGAGAAGGGCTCTGGACTTCAGCAGAAGTCATATTATGAAGAGGCTGGATTCCAGATGCTTCCTGAACATGCCCAATGGGAAGATGGAAGCAGATCTGTAGAGCCCGGGTTATTCGAACTATACGACTTAATGCGCAGAGGTAAATTCAGGGTGTTCTCTGGCCTCCGTGATTTCTTCGAAGAGTACAACTTCTATCACCGCGACGAGAAAGGAAAGATTGTGAAGGTACGCGACGACATCCTTGATGCTGTCCGTTACGCCTACATGATGCGTCGCTATGCAATTCGTTATGCAGACATAAAGAATCCTCCAGTTGAAGAGGATGTCTACGTTCCCTCATCCTCCGGTTGGTAAACATGGCAGAGACATTAGAGAAAAAACATGAGCGTGTCATGCTCAGGTTTGACCGCGCCTATACGCCGCAGCAAGACGTGCGCGAAAAGTGCATCGAAGCTACGCGATTTGCTCGTGTCCCTGGCGGTCAATGGGAAGGAGCAACAGCTGCGGGAACCAAGCTTGACGACCAGTTTGAGAAATACCCGAAGTTCGAAATCAACAAGGTGGCCACTGAGCTTAACCGCATCATTGCCGAGTATCGGAACAACCGCATCACGGTGAAGTTTCGCCCTGGCGATCGCGAGGCAAGCGAAGAGCTGGCCAACAAGCTGAATGGACTGTTTCGCGCGGACTACGAAGAAACAGATGGCGGCGAGGCTTGCGATAACGCATTTGATGATGCAGCTACCGGTGGCTTTGGCTGCTTCCGCCTCACATCGATGCTGGTCAATGAATACGACCCAATGGACGATCGCCAGCGTATTGCCATTGAGCCGATATACGACCCATCTCGCTCAGTATGGTTTGACCCTGACGCGAAGAAATACGACAAGTCAGATGCTCTTTGGGCGTTCTGCATGTACTCGCTTTCTCCGGAAAAGTACGAGGCGGAATATGGCAAGACTCCGCCCGCATCCCTCGATATTTCTACGGCCTCACTATGGAACTATGACTGGTTTCAGCCGGAAGTGGTTTACATCGCCAAGTATTACGAAGTGCGCAAGGAATCGGTTGATGTTATCAGCTACCAGCAGCCGCTGACTGGGGAAATTGCTACTTACGACAGCGATCAAATCGAAGATATCGAGGATGAGCTTGCCGAGGCTGGATTCGTGGTGGTTGCACGCCGCTCCGTGAAGCGTCGTCGCGTCTATGTGTCAGTGGTTGACGGCCAGAACTTCCTTGAGAAGCCGCGCCGCATACCTGGTGAGCATATTCCGTTAATCCCGGTATATGGCAAGCGTTGGTTCATCGACGATATTGAGCGCGTTGAAGGTCACATTGCCAAAGCGATGGACCCACAGCGACTTTACAACCTGCAGGTTTCGATGCTGGCCGACACTGCAGCACAAGACCCAGGCCAGATTCCTATCGTCGGCATGGAGCAAATCAGAGGGCTAGAAAAACACTGGGAAGCGCGTAACAAGAAGCGGCCAGCGTTCCTTCCTCTGCGCGAGGTAAAGGATAAGGCAGGTAATATCATCGCCGCAGCTACGCCAGCAGGTTACACGCAACCAGCAGTGATGAACCAGGCATTGGCAGCGCTATTGCAGCAGACCAGCGCTGACATTCAGGAAGTGACCGGCGGCAGCCAGGCGATGCAACAGATGCCGAGCAATGTGGCTCAGGAAACTGTTAACAACCTGATGAACCGCGCCGACATGGCATCGTTCATCTACCTGGACAACATGGCCAAGAGCCTGAAGCGCGCCGGTGAAGTATGGCTGTCTATGGCTCGAGAGGTTTACGGCTCAGAGCGTGAAGTTCGCGTGGTTAACGAAGACGGCACCGATGATATTGCGCTGATGAATGCGCAGGTTGTTGATCGCCAAACTGGCCGAGTGGTTGCGCTGAATGACCTATCTACCGGCCGCTATGACGTTACCGTTGATGTCGGCCCAAGCTATACGGCAAGACGTGATGCCACGGTTTCCGTGCTGACAAACGTTCTCAACTCCATGTTGCCAACCGATCCGCTTCGACCAGCTATCCAAGGAATCATCATGGATAACCTGGACGGAGAAGGGCTGGAAGACTTCAAAGAGTTCAACCGCAAACAGCTTCTCACCTCTGGTATCGCCAAGCTGTGGGGTGGTGATCGTTTCTGGACTGTCTAAGGGGACATCTGGTGAGCCGGGAAACCTTGCACGGCGGGCATTTCGAAGGATTCTGAAGATTCTGGACTCTTAGAATGAAAATGGTAAAAAAAGAAGATTATTGCAATAAAAACTGGACTATTGTGATCCAGCTTTGTTTGGATCTTTAGTGGCGTTTAAAAGCCTTTAGAACGTTTATTAAAGCAGTAACAATTAGCCCTGTAAACGCCACTAACCAGGTTACTTTTTACTCCAGACCGTTTGGTAAAGTTGCTGCAGCTCAGCATCAGTGAGTTCTGTCATGGATGACTTGCTGAATTTTTTATCCATATGCAGTTTTCGCCATTCTTGCCACCCCTTTTCCGTGCATCTTGCCTGAATAGATTTAATAATTTCCTTCCTCCAGTCAGACACTTTTTTAGGAGCAGATGCCATCCGCCTAAGAATGCCCATCTGAGTACGTAGGTACTTGATAGCTTTGGAGAAATCATCAGATCTTATTTCGTGATAGCTGTTAACTTTAAGGTGCTTATTTAGACGAGACCATGCGACGTTGTAAGAAAGTGGTGATTTTTTTATCGAGTTATGCATATCAACCCACTCATAAACAAGACTTTTTATGTCATGCTTCTGATTGGCGTTAACAACGCCGTCACCTGTTTTTACATGAACTTGCTTTTTTATAGTTCGATCAAGATTAAATACGTTATTTACTGTATTGCCGCTACCAACCACATTACCCGCACCATTAACATAAATGATTGATTTATCAGTTAGTTCACCTACTTCATCAGGGGGAGTATCATTACTAATAGTTTTCGCAATTTCGAGAAGCTCGTCCTCAAGAGACTTTCTTCTCTTGCCCAAGTGTACAATTTTGTCATCCTTCATAAGGTGGCTCCAGATGTTAGGCTACAAGCTCTAAAGTTTCTCTGATTAACTTTATGTCAATGATATTGCTTGATTTAAATGCGCGATAAAGAATGGCGATGACTTTGGCTTTTGTTGCCGGTGAAATCTGCTTAGTCCTACTGCTCAATAAAATCTCGATCGCTTCAATGATTTTCGATAGCGCTTCTGTGTCGATTTCACCTTCGGAATCGATGGTGGCCTCAACTCCTAACGCTTCCTGGGTCTCAGGTGGGAGTGAGGTAATGTGAAACTCAAACGCCACCCCCTTGACCCCTTTCCTCTGACGCCTCTTCCAGTCCTCCTTATTAGCTTTTCTGTTAACACTACTCTTGTCACCGGGTAGCCCTGGTAACCCTGCCAATTCACTCGCTGAAAACCACTCGTTAACCGCCATCACAAAACACCCCGTTTTGTTGCGTTTTTCGTGGCATTGCTAATGATGCAACGAAAAAATTAATCACATAAAAATCAACTGGATAATTGAAATTTAAGAATTTCCATTAATTTTATTTCGTCGCGCAACTTGCAACGACAACGCAATGAAAGTATCTTTTACCTGTAGCTAGATGGGTACTATCAGTGCTACCTAGTTAGTTAACTTTTAAGGATGGCATGAAATGAAAATTGAAAAAAGAGCAAACATGCACAGGGCTGACATAGTGGCGGCGCTTCGTAAAAAGAACCTGTCACTTTCAAGTTTGGGACGCGTTCACAACTTATCCCCATACACATTGAAGAACGCCTTGGATAAGCCCTATCCAAAAGCTGAAAAAATAATCGCTGAAGCGATCGGAATGACTCCACAAGAAATCTGGCCAGGGAGATATTGATATGGCTTCTCTTCGCAACTGGGTTACAGCAAAGGAGATCGCCGGATTACCGGGGTTTCCTTCCGCTATAAGCTCCGTACTCCGGAGAGCCAAAAAAGAGAATTGGACTTCCAGACAAAAAAGTGGGGTTAAAGGTGTTGCTTACGAATTTCAATTGGATTGTTTACCCAATGAGTTGCAACTGGCCTTACGCGAACGTCATTACAATGATTTGATACAAACTCGAGCAGAAGTACCGGCTTTGCTAGCAAGCTCGAAACTCAATTCTCGTATCAAACCGCGCCAGGAACTGGAGCTGATGCGCCAATGCCCTGCGCTGATAGAGCGCGAGGTTTGCGGCCTGACTGATGACCAGAAAGCCATCGCGGATGCCCGTGCGCTGCTGGCGTCTGAGGTGGAGCGGTTGCGCAATGCCGGCCTGTCCCGCCTCTCTGCTGTGAATTACATCGTGGGTGGTTCGCGCGATGGCTCACTGCCAGAGAACTTGATGGCGGCGGCAGACCTGGCCAACGCCCGCAAGGGTTCGCGGGTTGGCATTAGCCGCAGCAGCCTACAGGAGTGGGTCTCCATTTTTCAGGCGACGCAGCCCGGCCTGGAGCGTCTGGCCATGCTGGCACCAGGGCAAAACAAGCGCAAAAAGCCCGAGGATGCATCATGGTTTTACGGCATGTTCTGGCCTCACTACGCCAACAGGAACGGCCCCAGCGTGCGCGAGGCTTACCGCTCTTTCCGTCGGGAATGGCACGAGGTCTACCACGCGGAGCCGGCCATGCGTAAAGCGATACCGTCTTACTACGCCGTTTTGCGCCGGGTTAACCAGTTGCCGCTGTGCTCTCGCGTCCAGGGACGTGTTTCCGGCTCAGCCAAAAAGGCTTACGAAGTGTATTCCAAGCGCGACTGGGCGCAGATGCCGGTCAATGGCATCTGGATCAGCGATGGTAAATCCATGGATATGAAGGTGGCCCACCCGATTCACGGGCGACCATTCACGCCAGAGCTGACCATGGTTATTGATGGCCGGACACGTTTTGTCGTCGGCTGGAGTTTATCGCTGTCAGAGAACGCGATGGGTGTTGCGGATGCATACCGCTTTGGCATGAAGCATTTCGGTAAGCCGTTATTTGTTTATTCGGATAATGGCGGCGGGCAGAAAAACAAAATGCTGGACGCCGATATTACCGGGATATTCCCGCGCCTGGGTATTGAGCATATGACTGGTATACCGGGCAACCCGCAGGCACGCGGCATCATCGAACGCCTCAACGCCGTCATTCCGGAGCGTATCGCCAAACGGACGATGACCTATAACGGGCGATCGGTTGACCCGAACGCCGCCAGGATACAGGGGAAAAATCTCATCAGCCTGTCGGATGCCCTGCGCAACGGCAACGAGCTGACCACCCAGCAGCAGCGGACGTTCCGCGACCTGCCATCGTGGCAGTGGTTGATGGACGCCGTACAGGACGAAATTGATAACTACAACAATCACCATGAACACAGTGAGTTACCAAAGGTTGACGGTGCTCACATGACACCGGCGGCCTATCGCGCCCAGGTGTTGCAGCAGGAAGGTGATGAAATCGAGTACATCACCGAAGGCGAGCTGCGCGAGATGTTTATGCCAGAGGTTGAGCGCGTGGCGCAGCGCGGATGGGTCAGTGTCGGGAATAACCAATATTTCTCCAAAGACCTTATCGACGTCGATCGCCAGTCAGTGCGCGTGGGTATGGATATTCACGACCCGGAGGTAGTTATTATTCGCCAAATGGATGGCACCTATGTTTGCACGGCCATTTGGAATGGCAACTCTCATTCCCCTGTTCCTCAGTCTCGCGTTGAGCAGGCCAAAGAGAAACGCGCTAAACGCATGATTAAACGGGCTGGGAAGATTATTCAGGATGCCAACGACGAGCTGCGGCCGGTCTTGGAAGTTCAACGGAATGACTTTAGCAGTCTGTTTGTGGATACCGCACCGCGAGATAACAAGCCGCTGTTCTTATTAGAAACAGAACGCGAAGAATATTTTAAGAAAACCAATTCCCGCTGAACTGGAGAATAAAACATGTCAAAAATAAGCGTACAGCTTGAAGAAATTATGAGCCGTAAGGGCTACACGCAATCCCATGTAGCGCGCGCCATTGGTCGCAGCCCGGCGGCGATCAGCACGTTCCTGAGTGGGAAATACAGCGGCGATATTAAAACCCTGGAATCTGAACTGTCCGGCTTTATTCAGCGTGAGTCTGATAAAGACCGCCTGCACCATCTGAATATTGATTTCGTGCCGACTATTACCGCCAAAAGCGGCCTTGAGGTCATTCGCATGGCGCACCTGGAAAACGATATCAACGTAATCTACGGCGCGGCCGGTTTGGGCAAAACCATGATGTTGAAGGAGTACGCTCGCCGCTATCGTGATGCCATCTTGATTGAGGCCGACCCCGGCTATACCGCGTTGGTGCTCCTGCAGGAGCTGTGCGACCGCCTGGGCCTCAGCAAGCGCGGCACCATCCATGAGCTGAGCGAGAGCTGCATCACCGCACTGAGCGGCACAGGACGTGCTGTGCTTATCGATGAGGCCGAGAACCTGCCGTACCGTGCGCTGGAGGTCATCCGCCGCATTCATGACAAGGCCGGTGTAGGCGTCGTTCTGGCCGGTATGCCACGTTTGATCCTCAACCTGAAAGGCAAGCGCGGCGAGTATGCGCAGCTCTATAGCCGTGTTGGCTTTGCTCTTGATCTGCAGGAAAAGCTGCCGCAGGCAGACCTGCAGCTTATCCTCACCAACATGGTCGAGGAAGCGAACAGCGACAGTGTTTTTTCCGCCTTTTACAGGGCATCAAAAGGTAATGCGCGCCGGTTGTTCAAATTGGCACGCGGCACCATCCGCGCCAGCGAAATTAACGCCACGCCGATTGATGAGGCAATGGTTGATAAAGTCGCCGGCATGTTAATTAGTTAATGAGGCATTAGCATGGAACAATTAACGGTAAACAATAAGAAGATTGCGGCGAAGTTGAATTGTCTGGCGCGTGTGGGGTTAAAGGTTGTTGAGTGCCATGTTAATTTTCGCCGCCCGGTTATTGAAGTTGAAGCACCACTGCAAGATTGGGTAAAGGGTGCCGTGGAAATCACGGAAACACGAAACGGAATTAAGCGTACTGTCAAAATGACGATATGGCATGGCGCACACATCATCTGGTGTTAATTGCGTTTTATTTCGGACTATTAATAAAGAGGTTTATATGACTACTGCAGTCGCATCAAATAACACAATTCCTGAAGGCTACATGGCAGACCGTAAGGGTCGCCTGGTTCCTGTTGAGCAGGTATCCCCTTTTGATATCGAAATGGACGCCTTTGTTCGTGCCCAGGTCAAAGAGGCAGAGGATGAAAGCGAGCGCATCAAGGCGTTTAAAAATAAGTCTTTTGATGACTGCTATGCCTGGCTCGATCTGGTTGCGGAAAAGTACGACCGTCAGCGCGGCGGCCTGAAAGGCAACGTCACGTTCTCCTCGTTCGACGGTAGCCAACAAATCCGCATTGCCGTGCAGGACTCGCTGACGTTCGGGCCGGAGCTGCAGGTGGCTAAGGACATTATTGATGAGTGCCTGAGCGAGTGGTCAGAGGGTGCCAATAAAAATCTGAAAGCCATCGTGAATGATGCGTTCGCCGTTGACCAGGAAGGCAAGCTCAACACCGGCCGCATCTTATCGCTGCGTCGCATCAAGATTGATGATCCACGCTGGCTTAAAGCGATGGACTGCATTTCTGAGTCCCTGCAGGTGGCGGTCAGTAAGACCTATATTCGGTTCTTCAAAAAAGACAGTAGCGGTGAGCTGAATAGCATCCCTATTAATATCGCGGCGGTGTGATATGGGTTCAAAAGCAAAGTTATTTAACCAGCAGCACAAAATCGGCAGTACGTTTATTTATCAGCCTAACCGGGTGCTATGTGGTGGCCCGGTGGTCAGGACTGTGGAAGCAGCCCGAGACCTTAAATCGGCAACGGTTGTGGAAATCAATGTTGCACCATATTTCGTCAATATTGAATCGTTAACACCGACCGACTGAATTTAAACGTAAATAACTGACTTTTAATTATGGCGTAAACCCGCAGGGGCGCGCTTACGCCTAAAATATGAGGCTTGCATAATGGATAAGAAATCAATTGTGGATGCATGTGCAAAAGATATCTGGGAGACCCTATTTTGGGGATGTGTGGTTTTTTGGGTTCTCCTTATCACTGGCGGTATTGGTATTTACTTTCTCTTTAAGGGGTGAGCGAAATGAAACGATATACCCCAGATTGTTCAATGCATATGTCACACGAAATGGCGTTTATGCGTGAGACACCAGACGGCGAATATGTGGAGTATCAAGACCACCTCGCCGTAAAAACGCAGCGGGATAATTTGGCTGCTCGGGTTTATGAATTGGAATTGGTGCTTCAAGGGTTGCCGCAGGCAGCTATTGATGGCGGTTGGACGGCAAAGGATATTAGCGATTATGCCCGATTATTGGAGACCAAGCTGGCTGTGCCAGTGCGGTTGCCAACGGTCTACCTTGTCAGCGACGGCAAGTTATCCGGCAAGATGATAAAGGTTGATGAAGCCGTCGAAGCCATCCAGGCCGCTGGTTTTACCGTAAAGAGGGATGGCCAATGATATTCCCCAAACGTAAACCATTAAAACCATCAGCCATTGCCAATAAATACCTTTTCGCCCGGGCCTTATTCAAGAACGTGCGGCCAGGAATTGTAATTGGCGTGCTGGCTGGGAGGCAGGAAGTGCGTAGGTACATGTCCGGTGCGTGGTGGAACAATGACCCCATTAAAGCCGCCGGTAATATTCATCGTAATTGGGGAGGGATTGGCGCATGACACTAACGACCTTTTTGTCGGTTTCTGGCTGCCAGCACCAGGATGGTGGCGCCAAGCGTGTTTATCACCTTACCAATAAAGCCACGGTGATCGAATATCCGCGTTTGCCTGTACGTTCGCGCTTTCAGTTCTATGACCCGCGCGGCAACAAGGTTCACACCAATGGTGAGCGTGTCGCGATGAAACAAGCAGTAGAGCGCCATAAAAAACTCTGGAGGTTCCAATGAACATCCCACAAACGAGTTTTATATACAAACTCGAGGCGCATCAATGGACGATGTATAAGGTAAGAATCAAACAATGGCATCCAATCCGAGTTGCTCTTTTGTTCAGGTTAGGCCCAAAAATGCCCGCGCCCAAATTGGCGGCGCTGCTGCAATGCCACGTCAGCACGTTAAGAAGAAAGGCCATTAAGTACGGAGTCGAACTTTATCAATGCCACAAAAAATTTGATGAGTGGGAAATAAAGTTCATGCGGGATAAAAGGCAAGTAATGTCACAAAGGGAAATCGCTGAGTTTTTGGGGCGAACGGAAGATACCATTCGTGTAACTATGCGCAGCAATGGAATACAACCGGGCCGTCCTTTCGGTGAGCGCCACTTATTTTGCCGATATGGGAAGGACGAGGTAGAGCTGGCACGAAAACTATCTGACGTAGGGCTAACGTCAAAAATGATAGCCGAAAAATTAGAACTCAATGACAGAACAGTTCGCAGTTGGGTGAACTTCGAAAAAAGAAAACATTATGAGGGGGCATTGTGAACTCTAAGTTAATGCACTCTATATCCGGAGAATTACCGATGAAAAATGAAACCCTGAATATTCGCCAGCAGTACGCCAGCGCAGCTATGCAGGCGCTGGTAATTAGCGGCCTAAATACCGGAGCCTGGGCCGATTACGCCGATATGGCCAAATCAGCCTACCGGATAGCGGATGAAATGCTGGATGCCGAACTGTTGACGAACTGCGTTGAAATCAACCTACAGCAGCCGGCACAGCAGCATTATATTCGCACCTTTAGTGGTCGCCATTTCTGCTACGAAAGTATTACACCAGACATGATTCACATTAACGATATTGCCCAGGCTTTATCTCATTTATGTAGGTTTTGTGGTCACTTATGGCAGTTTTATAGTGTTGCACAACATTCAGTCTTGGTGAGTCACCTGGTGCCGCCGGAATTCGCTCTGGAAGCATTGCTGCACGACGCCAGCGAAGCCTATTGCCAGGATATTCCGGCTCCGCTCAAGGCATTACTACCGGATTATCGTGATGTCGAGGCGATGGTTGATAGCGCCATCCGTGACAAGTTCGGCCTGCCTCGCGAGAAAAGTGCCGAAGTCAAACAGGCGGATTTGGTCATGCTGGCTACCGAACGTCGTGATTTTGACATTGATGATGGCGATCAGTGGGACATTATCAAAGGCATTGAGCCGACCGACCAATTCATTATTTCTCCATTATCACCTCGCAAGGCGAGTGATCTTTTCGTACGCCGTTATATCGAGCTGACAAGCCGCCAGTGGAGGCCACATGAAAAACATCCTGCGCAAAACCAGCGCCAAAGACTTTAACCGGCGTTTTCCGGTGGGTTCGCGGTTTCGCTACTACCCCGTTGTCGGCGTGCCTGACTGCGAAGAAGTGGTGACGCGCTCGGTGGCCTGGCACCTGCAGAACGGTAAGACCGTGGTGCGGGTCGAGGGCAAGATTGGCGGCGTCTCCGTCTACCGTCTGGAGCCTCTGGAGGCCTTTCATGAAGTACCCCAAGGGCAGCGTGGTTAAGTTGCCGCCCCGGCCTGGCCGGGGCGTTGTTCTCAACGTGTTTCCAATGCCGGATGAGCGATTTCGTTACGGCGTGCAGTGGGACGGCGGCGCTTACCAGGTCTACGACGAGAAAGAGATCCAGTGGGCGACGGTTGACCGCCCCAAAGTGTACGGGAGTTTGATATGACACCTAACGCGAAAGGCCTCATCGGGGCCATCAAGGCCGGACAGGCGTTTCTGGGGATGGATGACGACACCTATCGTCAGATGATTGCCAGGGTTACCGACGGTAAAACCTCCTGCCGGCAGTGCTCGCTGGACGAGCTGCAGCGCGTCCGGGAGTACCTTCATCAGCAGGGGTTCCCCCGCAAAACCGCCCGGCACGGACGCCGGCCCAAAGTGGCGCACACGAAAGAGGCTATCCTGGCCAAGATTGAGGCGCTACTGGCCGAGGCCAAGCGCCCCTGGAACTACGCCGAGGGGCTGGCGGCGCACATGTACCAGCAGCATGTGCTGGAGTGGCTGACCGTCGAGCAGCTGTCTGCAGTGATGAAGGCGCTCATCATCGACGCCAAACGCCGCAAAAACCGGAGTAAGCCATCATGAAATTTAACGAGATCAAGCCCGATTTAAGCCAGGTTGAAGCGCTGTTACCGTCGGTGGTCATTGAGCTGATCTCACTGATTGGCTACGCCAAGACCGAGGAAATGATAAGCCATCTTGGCGGCATCACCTTCAAGGTCGGCAAGTCCGTGCGTAAAAAGGGTAACCGGCGCGGCGAACTGCTGATCGAGCTGCTCGGCAAGGAGACGGCCGCTATCATCGAAAAACACTTCGGCAGTGAACCGCTGTATATTCCGCGCTGTGACAGCGCGTTGCGTGAGTGGCGTAATCGCCGTTTCATCGACGAGCACAACGCTCTGGTGGCGGCCGGTGAAAGCTCCCGCTTTGCGCGCATCACGCTTTGCCCCAAATACGGTGTGACTGACCGGTGGGCGCAAAAGCTGCTGGCTGAGCGACAGGTATCGTCACAGCAATTAGATCTGTTATAGTAAATTTGCCTGATATCAAAGGGTGACGAACAGCGTCCCCGCTTTGAAAAACTCCGTTTTAATCATACTGGCACCATCTTTCACCGGATGGTGCTTTTTTATGATTACCCCCGAACAGTTACGCCGTGCAGCCAGGTTAACCCCCGCCAATGTGTCACGCTGGCACGCGCCTATCACGTCAGCGATGGCGGAGTTTGGCATCGATACCCCCAAACGCCAGGCGGCGTTTCTGGCGCAGGTTGGCCATGAGAGCAACAGTTTCACCTCGCTGTCCGAAAGCCTTTACTACACCGACGCCCGCCGCATTGCGACCCTCTTTCGCACCGGCTTTGATCTCGATGGCGACGGTGTGGTTGACCCGGACGAAATCGAGTTTGCGCGCGGCTACGTTCGCCGCCCGGAGAAGCTGGCCAACCGGGCCTACGCCAACCGGGGCGGCAATGGCCCGGAGTCATCCGGGGACGGCTGGCGCTATCGTGGCCGTGGGCTGATTCAAACCACCTTCAAGAACAATTACCGCGCCGCCGGCAATGCCCTGGGGCTTGATCTGCTCGGCAGTCCTGACTTGCTGCTGCAGCCGCTGCCGGCGGCCCGTTCTGCCGCGTTCTTCTGGTGGTCGAACAATCTCAACAACTACGCCGACAGCGGTGATTTCAAAGGGCTGACGCGCCGGATCAACAGCGGGATGTTGGGGGTGGATGACCGCCTGGCCCGACTGAAAGATGCCGAGGCCGCCTTATGTCCGCGCTGATAAGCACGCTGTTGCGCCGCCTGGGCGAACTCATCACCAATCCGGCCACGGGCCGCTTGTCCACCTCGGACACCATGGTGCTGGGCGCGTTCCTGGTGGCGTCGTTCGTTATCGTCTGGGTTACGGTGACCGGTCACTTGGAAGAGTGGCACCTGGCTGCCTACCTGGGCGCGTTCGTTTTCCAGTCTCAGGCGTCGAAATTCGTCGCCATCAAGCGAGACAAGGCCAAGCTGGAGGTGGGCGATGCCGTTAACTCTCAGTCTGGTGTTTAGTCACCTTAAATCCTATTTGCTTGCCTACCTGCTACCGGTATGTATCGGTGCAGGTGCGTATTACCTGGGGCAATCTGTCGGCCGCGCTCAACTGCAGGGCGACCTGACGAAAGCCAACAAAACCATCGGTCAGTTGGCTGCGGACAAGTCTGCGCTGAATGAAACGCTGCGCCAGCAGGCCGAGCAGCACGCCCTGGCCATGGCTAAAGCGCTGCGAGAGCTGCAGGCGGCGCAGCAGCTCGGCGACAAACTTTCACGCGAGCTGCAGCAGAGCCAATCTCACCTGCAGGCAACGAAGGACAAACTCAAGAAGGCGATCGACGATGCGGTTAAAAACGATGTGGGTTTTACCGGCATTGGCCCTCGCGGGCTGTGCCTCTACAACGCCGCCCTCGGCTATGCCGATTGTGGTCAGCAGTTGCCCAACACCGCCGGCGGCCTTGCTGGCCATTCCGCCGAAGCCCCCGGCAGCGCAGGCGGACTCTCCGCCGGTGGTCTCATCCGGCACAGCGCCGATTATGGCGCCTGGTGTCAGTCCTTAGAGGCTCAGTTGCAGCAACTTAATCAATGGTACGGCGGGAGGGAACAATGACCCTTGAAATGGCGTTTAACATCGCAATGACCCTGTTGATGGGGCTGTTCGGTTTTCTTTTTAAATATCTGTTTGCCGAGCTGAAAGACCTGCGGAATGGCCTCCAGGCCATCCGCACGGAATACCAGCGCCGGGACGATGCACAGCGAAACAATGACCAGTTACTGGACTTGTTGAAGGATGTAAAACGCAGTGTCGAGCACATCGACCAGAAACTAGACCGCAAAGCGGATAAAAGGAGCTAACCATGGGCCGACGCGCATCGCGCTACCGCCGGGGGCCGGCAACGTCTGCCGAAATGGCGTTGCTGTCTGAAATCAATCAGCGTCTGGCGCGAATGGAGAGCAGCCTGGATGACGTCAAGTCCTCGGCCATTCGCCAGGGCGCTATCGCCGGTGCGATCACCGGCAGCGTCAGCGGCGGCCTCGTGTACACCACGATTATGTTGATCAAGGCAAAACTGGGGGTTGGCTGATGGCATACCCGCCAGAGACGCGCGACCGGTTACGCCGGGCCTATGTATTCGACGGCCTCTCACTGGAGGTGGCGGCCGTGCAGTGCGGTGTCTCTTACGGGACGGCGCAACGCTGGAAGAACGACAGCAAAGCCGCCGGCGACGATTGGGAGACGCTGCGCGGCGCGCGTATGCTCGCCGGCGGTGGCCTGGAAGAACTGACTCTGGCCATGTTCACCGGCCTGGTGGTGCAGTTCAAAACCACCATGGACAAGCTGGCCTATGACGATGTGGACATTAAACCCGAAGACCGCGTGAAGCTGCTGGCCAGCCTGTCGGATGCGTTTAACAAGGCTGTCGCCAGCAGCAAGCGCGCCATGCCGGAGGTGTCCCGCCTGGCCATCGCGCTTGAAGTGATCCAGCTGTTGGCCGCGTACATCAAAGACAATCACCCTCAGCAGTTGCAGCCGTTCGGCGACCTGCTGGAGGGGTTCGGCAAAGAGATAGAGAGGATTTATGGCTAGGATGATCCGCCTGGCAAGCGACCATTACGTTGCTTACAACGTCATTAGCGATATGCATGTAGACACTAATCGCCAGGTCAAAGTGCTGTTAAGTGACGGTCGCATAGCCCTGGCTGAACAGAGGCATAGCCAGACCGCGTGGGCGCGTCTGGCGCAGTTGGTTGACGAAGTTAATCTGGCTCATTGTGAGAGTCACGATGAGGATTAGTCTTCATCGTAAGGGTCATAGTCGCTAACAACATGACTGCTCATTTCCTGTCGCTCATTCAGATATTCCGATGAGCAGCGCGGGCAATGCAGGATTGAATGGAATTTATGATACCCATGAAATTGAAGAATCGATTTGATCTGCTGCTGATAGCAGTTGGCACAAAGCTGATGCACCGGCTCATCGCCCTTATCCGCCGTCTTGAGCTGATACACGAATGCTCCGGAAGACAGTTTGGTAAGCGCATAGCGGGATTTGTCCTCATTCCATTGCGTCAGCTCTATAACCTGACGTTCGAGATCGTCTTTGAGGCGCGACATCGACATGTGTTCTACCTGCAGCGCCATTAGTTTTTCTTGAACGTCGTTGAGGTAACTGTAGATTTCCGTCGCTTTTTCGTTAATGGCGACGTCGGTTTTGAGGTCAGAAGCGGCTTTAACGACGTCTTTAACTGCTTTGACAGACTCGTAAAGAGACATAAAAGACGTTAGATCCATGATTTGAGGCTCCGAGGGTAAAAAGTGATGTTGTGGCCAACGGATCTTAGCACTTATCGGAGCCTCACCCACCAGAGGTAATATGAGCCAATTAAGCGGGCGTGACTTTCTCAAAGAGCTGGCGATGCTCAAGCACGCATTGCGAGCTGATATCCAGGCACACAGCACCGGGCTGGACACCTCGCCGGAGGCCATTAACGCCCGCCGGCGCAGGGTGTTGTCGGGTGACTTCACGTTTTTTGCCTATACCTATTTCCCGCATCACATCCGGGGCGAGCAATCCCTGTTCCATGCGCATTTTTGCACGCGCTTCCCGCAGCTGCTGACGCGCCCCGGCGGCGCAGTCGAATGGTGGATTGCCCCGCGTGGTGAAGCCAAATCCTCGCTGCTGACCAAAATCGGCCCGGTCTGGTGCGCCGTTCAGGGGTTGCATCAGCATGACGACGTTCGCGCGGCGCTCGGCTTCACCGACGAGCGGCCGGCCTTCATCGACTACATCATCTTGCTTGGTGCGGAGACCAAACTGCCGACCAAGCTGCTGGAGGTGGTCAAAACCGAACTGACCATGAACGCGGCGCTGATGCTGGATTTCCCGGAGGTCTGCGGCCGCAGCGGGCAATGGAAGATTGGCGAGTTCACCACCCGCACCGGCGTGAAGGTCGAGGCGTTCGGTGCCGAGCAGGCTATCCGTGGTACGTTCCACGGGGCCAGCCGTCCCAAATTGCTGCTGGGCGATGACCTGATCACCGATGCCGAGGCCAAATCCCCGACCGAGCGCGAAAACCGCTGGAACTGGATTTCAAAAGCGATCGAGTACCTGGGGCCGCCGGACGGCTCGGTAAAATACCTGGGTGTCGGTACTGTGCTTAATAAAGATGACCCTATCAGCCGCGCCAAGCGCACCATTGGCCATGTGGTTCACCACTTCCGCGCCATCGTGACGCTGCCCACGCACATGGATTTGTGGGAACAGTGCCAGGAGAAGATGCTCAACGACGACAAGCGCGCCGAGGAACAGGCGGCCGAGCTGGGGCTTGATCTTCCCCAGGACAAGCTGCCGTCTTACAAGTTCTACCTGGCGCACCAGGTACAGATGGATGATGGCGCGGTCACGAGCTGGCCGGCGGTGCGTACCCTCTATTGGTTGATGCGCCAGCGCGCCAAGAACGGCAAGGCATTTGCCACCGAAATGCAGGGCGACCCGCGCACGGATGAAGACCGGACGTTTATCAACATCCAGTTCTTTACCCAGCGCTGGCGCGACTGGCTGATTTTCGGTGCCTGTGACCCCTCTATGGGCCAGGGTGAGACCAGCGACCCCTCGGCAATTCTTGTTGGCGGCTGGGACAAGCAGCGCAGCCGCCTGCATGTGATGGAGGCGGAGATCAAGCGGCGCGTGCCGTCCAAACTGGAAGCCGACCTGATAGCGATGCAGCGACAATTCAGGTGCCTGGCCATCGGCTTTGAGAACAACAACGCCTACGAGCACTCGCGCTCGACGTTCATCAAGAACGCTCTACGTGAAGGGGTCGCGCTGCCGCTGGTTGGCGTGACGGCCAAGGTGCCGCTGGAAGTGCGCGTCGAAGGGCTGGAGCCGTACATCAACGACCAGCTCAACCCCTCTATTTTGTTCAATCCAGGCCTGACGCTGTTGCTGTCCGAGCTGGAAACCTGGCCAGAGGCGCAGACCGGTCACCACTATGACGGGCTGTCGGCGCTGCAGCTGCTTTGGATGATTGCCGTTTCCCGTGGCGCGGGTTCGTATGCCTGGGAGCCGATACCCCGCCGTGAGGCGGCGCGGTATAGCGGCGATCGCTTTCTTGATGATGATGACGACGAGCCGGACTTCGGCGGTCGCGGTTTATGGTGATGACAATGGCACAACCCCAACTGCTCGATATGTACGGCAACCCCATCCGACGTGAGGTATTGCGTGAGCCGCAGTCCTCCCACGTGGCCGCGCTGGCCGGCCTGTATGCCGAGCACCCCAGCCAGCGGCTGACGCCCCAGCGCCTGGAGCAAATTCTCAACGAGGCCGAGCTGGGCAACCTGCAGGCCCAGGCCGACCTGTTCACCGATATGGAAGAACGGGACGCCCATTTGTTTGCCGAGATGCAAAAGCGCAAGCGCGCGCTGCTGACCATCCCGCACGAAATCACGCCGCCGCCCAATGCCACACCGGCAGAGCAAGCAGATGCGGCCTGGCTGGCGGAATACATCACCGAGCAAGACGGCTGGGAGGATTTGATCATCGATATGCTCGACGCCATCGGCCAGGGGTTCAGCAATATCGAGATCGAGTGGGAGCCTGTCGGCCGCGAGTGGTTTCCGAAGGCGTTTCACCACCGCCCGGCGTCCTGGTTCGAACTGGCGCGGGACAATCAGGATCAGCTGTTGCTGCGTACCGATGACGGCATGGGCGCGCCGCTGCAGCCGTTCGGCTGGATACAGCACCGCCATAAGTCCCGCAGTGGCTATGTTGCGCGTGCCGGGCTGCTGCGCACCCTGTCCTGGCCGTATGTGTGCCGCAACTTCGGCACTCAGAGCCTGGCGGAGCTGCTGGAGATCTACGGTATCCCGCTGCGTATCGGTAAATACCCGGAGGGGGTCGGTGAAAAAGAAAGGCGTGAGCTGATGCGGGCCGTTACCGAGCTGGGACGCTATGCCGGCGGTATTATCCCCAAGGAAATGGAAATCACCCTGCATCAGGCGTCGAACAGCTCGCATGAGCCGTTTATGGCACTGGCCGAATGGGCGGAAAAAGCCATGTCCAAGGCCATTCTGGGCGGGACACTGACCACGCAGGCCGACGGCAAAACCTCCACCAATGCCCTGGGCGTGGTTCACAATGAGGTGCGCCATGACCTGCTGGCTTCCGATGGCCGTCAGTTGGCCATGACGCTGCGCAGCGATCTGTTTTGGCCGCTGCTGGTGCTCAATCGCCGAGCGAACGCCGACCCGCGCCGCACGCCGCGCATCAAGTTCAAGGTGCCAGAACCCCAGCCCCCCGAACCCATCGGCGCAAGTCGCACCGTGCAGGTTAATTTGGGTGCACCGGCAGCGCCGACGCCGGCACGCAGTTATAATTCCCAGGTCATTGCCGCGTTAGTGGCCGCGTTGACCCGCAAACCCGGTGCGGATGACACGCAAACAGGGATTGATGAGGCATTAACGGCACTGTTAAGCGGCAATAAGCCTGCTGAGGGGCTGATTGCCATGTTGCAGCCGGCTATCGCTGCGTTGTCCGGGGAACTGGACGAACAAAGCCTGTTGGGTGCGCTGGCTGATGCGTTCCCTCAGCTCGATCCGACCTTACTGCAGGCTAACCTCGGTGATACGCAGACCATCGCGCGCCTGATTGGCCTGTATGCCCAGCAGGAGGGGCAGTAATGCCAATATCAAAGGCAGAAATCAGCGCGCTGTTCGGCATGAAGCCGGAAGCCGCGCTGCGTTACCTCGAAAACAAGGGATTGCGCATCCGAACTGATGCCGACGCCATGCAGGCGGTGGATCATGCGCACGCATTCGGCTTTGCCAATCTGGCGCGCCTGGATATTGCCCAGGATTTGGTGAACGGGTTGCGCGAAGGCCTGGCCGCCGGCCAGACGCCGGAATGGTTCGTCAAGAATCTGGAGCCGGTACTGCGTAAAAAGGGTTGGTGGGGCAGCGAGGAAAATATCGATACCGATACCGGCGAAATCACGACCCGCCAGCTCGGTAACCCGGCCCGGCTCAATACCATCTATCGAACCAACACCCAGGCGGCCTACATGTCGGCGCGCCATGAGTCCATGCTGGCCAACGCAGAAAACCGCCCCTACTGGCGGTATGTGGCGGTGATGGATGCGAAGACCCGCCCCAGCCATGCCCGACTGCATAACCGCGTCTTTCATTACCTCGATCCGATTTGGCAGTACATCTTCCCGCCGAACGGCTTTAACTGCCGCTGCCGCGCTGAAGCGCTGACCGAGCGCGACGTGAGGCAACGGGGCTATGTGATTTCGCACACCGACAGCGAAGTTGTCCAGCAGGTGATGACCGGCGAAGACGAGAATGGGCGCCCAACCTTCACCCCGGTGAATGGCGTGCGGTTCAGTGGCCCGGACGGCCAGGCGGTGACTTTCTTCCCGGACGTGGGTTTTGATATCAACCCCGGCAAAGAGGTGTGGAAAGCCAACCTGGACAAGTACGATGTGGAGCTGTCGCGCCCGTATGTCAGCGCGGGATTGGCTGGCCCGGAGTTGACGCACATGCTGAGCGATGTAGCTCTAGGTAACCGCACCGGCGAGATACTGGCTGCCGGCGTGCTGGATGCTGGCGAGATGGCGACGCTGGGCACCGCCGGCCGCACCGCCTGGTTGGCAGAGCACCAGCTTGCCGCCCAGGCTGGTGCCGGCACGTTGCCGACTCAACAGCAATGGGCCGGCGTGCAGACGGTTATCGAGTCATCCACCGTCGCGGTGCGTGCCGGCGAGCTGCTGCACCTGTTCCGCCCGTTCGAGGGGCAATGGTGGCAGGCGACGCTGGATGCGGGTCTGGTGGTGAATAACTTTGTTCCCGTAGGTGAATCAGCGATAGCTTCTGCACTTCGCCAGGGAACGGTACTGAAGGATTTACGCTGATGGCCAATATCAAAGTCACCGTCGATGACAAGGCGGTAAGCCAACGTCTGCAGCAACTGCTGGCGGTGGTCGAGAAGCCCCGGCCACTGATGCTGCAGGTTGCCGAAACGCTCCATGACCAAAGCATGGCGATGTTCGAGCAGCAGGGTTTTCCGGCCAACAGTTGGCCCTCACTCAAGCCCAGCACCATCCGCTCGCGTTCCCGCGCCGGCCACTGGCCAGGGAAAATCCTGCAGGTGACCGGCCGCCTGGCGGCATCGGTCACACCGGCATCCGGTGACGACTTTGCGCAGATTGGCTCTAACCTGGTGTACGCCGCCATTCAGCACCTTGGCGGCACCATCAAGCGCCAGGGCCAGGTGCGGCTGCGCACCGACCGCCAGGGCAACCTGATGAAGCGCGGCAACCTGGCGACGTTCGCCAGGCGCAGCCACAAGCAAGCCGTCGCGCGCGCCGTCAATTACAGCATCGTGATCCGTCCGCGTCCGTTCCTGCCGGTGACGGATAATCAGCAGCTCAACAAGCCGGCCTTTGAGGCGGTGATGGGCGTGCTGAATGATGCCTTTATGAAGTCCCGCTAAAAACGCCTCAGCGGCTTTTTGCGGGCCGTTCACCGATTGAGGTGCAACGGCTCGCAAAAAATTCCCTAACAGCTCCAGAAGGTTTTTAAAAGGGGTCTAAAAAGGGTTGCATTGGTGTATGATGCCTAGACCGCTTTTCCCCTTCAAAAACAGTGTGACGAACCCCGTCCCCTGAATCCGTTTTTCCCATCCCGTTACATTGGCAGCATGAAACGAAACGTTGCTGTCGCATCCCTGGCCTTTGAGCTGAACCTGACCGGAAACACGATCCAGTTGTTCCCGGCCGGCGAGTTCCGCGCAAATGATGGCCGCCCCGCAGAATGTGCCAACTGGGTACTCAACGAGAGCCTGGCGCGCCAGGTCATCGAGCACCTGTCGTCACGCCAAAACAAAATCGTCATCGACTACGAACACCAGACCCTGCGGACTGAAAGCAACGGTCAACCGGCACCCGCTGCCGGTTGGTGGAAAGGCACCGATACCGTCTGGACGGATGCCGGCATGTTCGCCCAGAACGTCGAATGGACGGAAACCGCCCGCAAAATGATTGCCGGCGGTGAATACCGCTATATCAGCCCCGTCTTTGCCTACGACAAGAAAACCGGTGCGGTGCTGCAGGTGTTGAATGCAGCGCTCACCAATAACCCCGCCCTGGACGGCATGAATCAAGTCGCCCTGGCGGCCGCCTCTCGTCTCATCGTGCAGGCATCAACTCAACCCTCCCCGGAGAAGACCATGAACGAAGAGCTGTTAAAGCTGCTGCGCAAGCTGCTTGGCCTTGCCGATGATGCAACCGAGGCCGATATCCTGGCCGCGCTGCAGCAGGCGGCCGGCGATATGCCGAAAGAAAATGAAGGTGATGCGGCTGCCGCAAGCCTCAGCAAACTGTTGGAGATGTTCACCGCGCTAACCAGCCAGGTGACGGAAAAGGACAACAAGATTGCTGCACTTACCGTGGCTGTCAGCGCCGCCTCTAAGGATAAAGGCGTTGATCCAACCAAGTACGTGCCCATTGCGGTGGTCACCGACCTGACGACCCAGATGGCCGCACTGACTGCGCGTCTGGACGGTGGCGACCTGGACGGTTTGATCACCGCTGCACTGTCGTCCGGAAAGTTGCTGCCGACCATGGAAACCTGGGCGCGTGACATGGGCAAGAAAGACATTGCTGCGTTACGTGGCTATCTCGATGCGGCCGCCCCCATTGCAGCACTTACCACGCTGCAGAACGGCGGTAAGCCGCCAAGTGGTGACACTCACGGGTTAACTGCAGTTGAGCTGGAAGTGGCTGCATTAACCGGTTTTACTCCGGCGGAATTCGCTGCTGCTAAGAAGGACGTTCAATAATGGCCATTATCACACCCGCGCTGGTTAAGTCGCTTTTTGTCGCCTTTAACAAGGCATTCCAGGACGGTCTGAAAGCGGCCGATTCCGACTACACCAAAATTGCCACGGTGATCAAGTCCACCACGGCGACCAACATTTACGCCTGGCTGGGTCAATTCCCGCAGATGCGTGAATGGGTTGGCGCTCGCATCATCAAGGACATGAAAACCGACGGCTACGGCATCACCAACAAGCTGTATGAAGCCACTGTTGGCGTCCCGCGCTCAGCGATTGAAGATGACAGCGTGGGCGTCTATCAGCCGGTGATGACCGAAGCCGGCCGGGCTGCGGGGATTTACCCGGATGAGCATATCTTTGCGCTGCTCAAGGCTGGTGAGACCTCGCTCTGTTACGACGGCCAGAACTTCTTTGATACCGAGCACCCTGTTGCGGCGAACGTGGACGGCACCGGCGCGATCACCCCGGTCAGCAACCTGTTGACCCCGGCTAGCGGTGACCCGGCCAGTCCGGCCCCGTGGTATCTGATGTGTACCAAGCGCGCATTGAAACCGCTGATTTTCCAGGAGCGCATCAAGCCCGACCTGCAGGCGAAAACCAGCGACACCAACAGCGACTATGTCTTCATGAACGATGAGTTCCTGTATGGCGTCCGTGCGCGGTCGGCGGTGGGCTTCGGTTTCTGGCAGTTCTGCGTCAAGTCCACCAAGCCGTTGACGGCGGAGAACTACCAGGAGGCCTACACGCTGCTGCGCAACATGGTGGCTGATGGCGGTCGCCCGCTGAACATCAAAGGCGATCTGCTCGTTGTTCCGCCGACCCTGGCGGAAGCGGCGCGCAAGATTGTTGGCGTGGCCACCATCAACGGCGGCGAAGACAACCCGAACTACAAGCTGTCCGATATCCTGGACACTGCCTGGCTGATTTAAGCCGCCCGTCACTTTCTGATGACGCTACGCCCTGTGGGGCGTAGCGGGAGAACGTTGCTATGGCTACCCCGAAAAATAAAGACAAACCGGAAGAGAAATTCATCAAGGATGGTACTGCTGCAGGTGATATCGCCAACGCTGGCACCGATGCCGTTGCAGGTGATGCCATCAATGCCGGCACCGATGCCGCTGCAGCTGATGACACCAACACTGACACCGATACCTCTGCAGGTGATGCCGCCGACGCCAGCACCGATACCGCTGCAGGTGATATCGCCAATGCCGGCACTGATGCCGCTGCAGGTGATGCCGCTGACGCCGGAGGTTTCTCAGGCCTTATCAACACCGTTTCAGGTGAAAAGGCCATGCTCGACTTCATCCGCTCTTCGGTGGAAAAAACAGAGGTCAGCACGGACGCAAAACCCCATTGGTTCACCGTTCAGGTGGTGCGTTCACCGAGCGGTAAGCGATTCCGCGCCGGCATTGAGTTCACCTCCGAGCCAAAACCTTACGATTTCTCGCTGTTGAGCGATGAGCAGATCGCGGCGATCTCGGCGGACACATTCCTGCGCATCAAGCCGATTGCGCCGACTGGGGAATAACCATGGGGTACTGCACGCAGGCTGACCTGGTGAACGATTTCGGCGAGCAGGAAATCATCCGCATCTCCGACCGCGCTCGGCCGGCAACCGGCCAAATTGACCCTGCCGTGGTGGAGAAGGCGATTGCGGATGCCGATGCCGAGATCAACATGTACCTGGAAGGGCGCGGCCTGCTGCCGCTCCCCAGCGTGCCGGACACGCTGCGGCGTATCGCCAGCGATATCACCCGCTATTACCTGTATCAGAACCCGAAGGACGAATCGCCGGTTGTCACCCGTTACAACCAGCGTATTCGCCAGTTGGAAAAGGTCGCGGCCGGTCGCTTGTCTCTGGGTCTGGATGCCGCCGGCAAGGTGATGGAGCCGGAAGATACCGTGATGTTTGAGCCAGGGCGCAACATGTTCCGGAGGGATGGCCTGTGGTAACCGACTATCTCTTTTGCGAGCCGTTGCTGATTGGCCGGCTGCGTGCTGCCGTACCGGAGTTTGTCGAAGTGACGGGCGTCGCCGGGCTGTCTCAGATGAACGATGACAACCCGATATGCCCGATGGCGTATGTGATGTACCTGGGCGATACCGTCAACACTTCGACGGCCGCCACCGGTGGCGGCCAGCGCCGGCTGCAGTTCGTGACGCAGCTCTGGGCCGTGGTGGTCTGCGTGTATTTCGCCGACGGTCGCGGCCTCGGCGCTGATATCAGCAGCGAAGCCGGCCCGCTGATGTTGAAAACCGTCGAGGCCTTGGCCGGGTGGTCACCGCTCGAAGGGGTTACTCGGCAGCTGGCCAGGAGCAATCAGAGCCTGCCGGCACAGTACGAGTCCGGCTATGGCTATTACCCTCTGGTGTTTCAGGTGGACGTTCCCGCCGCGATTGGAGGCTATCAATGACCAGGCGAATTGTACTGACCGGCCCGCACACCCATCAGGGCGTGGCGCTTGCTGCCGGCACCGAGATTGAAGTGGACGACGCAACGGCGCAGTGGCTGATTGAGCACGCCGGCGCGAAAAAAGCGGGCGTGAACCGCAAAACCAAAACCGAGACCGGCTCCGCCGACTCACCGACCGAGGAACAGGAACAATGACCCCAGAAACTTACTACTACGGCCAGGGCAAGGTGTTCCTCGGCCGTCGCAATGCGCAGGGCCAGGCGGTATCGCTGCGCTGGATTGGTGACGTGGGCGAGCTGCAGATTGCGCTCACCACGGACTCCTTCACCCACAAAGAGTCCTATACGGGCCAGCGTGCGCCCGTGCGCCGCATCAGCACCGGCAAGGATGGCACGGTCACCGCCACCTGGTATGAGCATTCGCCGGATAACCTGGCCATTCTGCTGTACGGCGAGAAAGTGGCCGTCCCGGCCGGCACCATCACCGGCGAAGCGCTGCCGGCAGGGATTCAGGCCGGCGACCGCATCCCACTGACCCATCAGAACGTCAGCGCCGTGACGATTGCCGATTTGGTCGAGGGGACGGATTACAAGCTCGACGCCAAGTTTGGCGCGCTGGAGTTCCTGACCACGCCAGCCACGCAGCCGCTTAGCGTCAACTATACGCACGCCAGCAGCGTTAACACCTCGGTATTCACCCAAACGCCCGATGAATTGTTCCTGCGTTACGAGGGGATCAACCTGGCAGAGAACGGCGCGGCCGTCGTCGTTGAGCTGTACCGCGTACAATACGACCCGGCGTCGGCGTTGAGCCTCATCAATACCGACACCTCGTTGCCTGGGCTGGAAACCACCGCGACCGTCCTGTTGGACACTGAGCGGCCGGATGATGCCCAGTTTGGCCGCTATGGGCGCGTTATCCACGTCGGGAGCGTCTGATGACGGATGAGCTGAACATCCTGATACCTGACCGGACGCTGACTATCTGCGGCGTCCAGGTCACGGTGCATGAGTACACGCTGGCAGAGCAGCTGCAGCACCGTCAACCGCTCAAGGCAATCAGCGAAGGGTTCATGGATGCGATGAACGCCAAGCCGGATGCCGAGGTGTCGATTGATGAGCTGTACGACGTACTCGGGGCGAACTGGGATGCGGTGCTGCAGGCGGTAGCGGTCTCCTGTGGCCGCAGCGTCGAATGGGTCGCGGGTCTGACTGGGGAAGACAGCGAAAGGCTGCTGTTGATTTGGTGGGGCGTCAACGCGGCTTTTTTTACCCGCAACGCCATTCGCCCGGCGCTCACCAGGCTGGTGCAGCAGCTGCAAAACCCGCCCCCTGGGGAGAGGTCTTCAGTTGCCTCATCGACCACGGCCACCGATTCGGCGAACTCAGACACTACACCGCCCGCCAGTTAAAGCTGTTTCATGAGCAGGCACTAAAGCGAGAGCTGACGGAGCGAATGCACCACACCCTTGACGGCAGCGCCAGTTTCGCGGGGGGAAAGACGTTAAAGGGGTATATCGACAAGTTCAAACAGGCTTTAAAACGGCGTTAATTTCCCTCCTTCCACCCCGCTGACCGGCGGGGTTTTACTCATACCGACGGTGATCAAGCATGGCAAGCGGAAACGGCAACCTGGAATTGCGCCTGCGTATTCAGGCGGATTTAAAAAGCGCCCAGGCCTCCCTCAAGCAACTGCAGTCCTCCCTGGACAGCGCCAGCCAAAGCGGCACCCGGCTGGGCAGTGCCGGCGGCTCGGCGGCGTCCGGTCTCGATCGAGTCGGTGGTGCTGCCGACAGCGCCAACCGAAAGCTCGATAAAACCGCCGCTAACGTTGATGGCCTGAGCAACCAGCTGACCCGGCTCAAGCCGCTGGCGGCGGCCATCGGTATTGCGCTTGGCGGCGGTCTGATAGCCAACCTGGCCAGCACGTCTGATGAATACACCAACCTGGCGGCGCGTATTCGCCTGGTCTCCACGTCCAACGAACAGGCGGCCACGACCTTTAAATCGGTAATCGGTGTGGCAAATGAAACCGGTCAACGCATCGCCTCGACCGCCGAACTCTATACCCGCATGGCCCGCTCGCTTAAAGGCAGTGCGACCCAGACCGAACTGCTGCAGGTGACCAGCACCATCAACAAAGCGGCGATCGTCTCCGGTGCGACAGCCGAAGAGTCCACGAACGCCATCATCCAACTTAGCCAGGGGTTGGCATCCGGCACCTTACGCGGGGAAGAATTCAACTCGGTGTCCGAACAGATGCCGCGCATCATGGAAATGCTGGAGAAATCCCTGGGCAAAACCCGTGGCGAACTGCGCGCGATGGCCGAGCAAGGGATGCTCACCACGCAGGTGGTCTTCAAGGCGCTGAAAGACGGTGCCGGCGATGTTGACCGCGAGTTTGCGCAGATGCCGCTGACCATCGGCCGCGCCGCCACGGAAATGGCCAACGCCTGGGTCGAGTTCGTCGGCGGCACCAACGATGCGCTGGGCGCATCCAAAGCGATTGCGGCCGTCATTTCCGGTCTGGCCAGCAACATGTCCACGTTGACCACTGCCGCCATTGCCCTGGCGGTGGTGATGGGCGGCCGTAAGGTCGCCGCGCTGGTTGCAGCGACCACGGCCGCGCGTGCCGACCGCATCGAGACGCTGCAGCTTGCCGAGGCGGAATATGCCGAAGCCAAAGCCGCCGTGGCTGCTGCGCAGGCGCAGGCCGCCCGCGCCAAAGTCTCCGGCATTACCGCACCTGGCGCACGCGCCAAAGCGGAAGACCTGGTGACTGCGTCACTGGTTCGTCAGACTGCTGCAGAGAAAGCGCTGGGCGTCGCCCGCGCCTCTGCATCGACCTTTGGTCGCCTGGGAACGGGTTTGATGGGGCTGCTGGGTGGCCCAATGGGGCTGGCCATCACCGGCGTGACGCTGGCCGTCGGCGGCCTGAGCGCGGCCTATGCGGCCAACCAGGAGCATGAAGCCGCGCTGGCGCAGCAGCACCAGCAGACCATCCAGACCCTGGAAGACCAGCGCCAGAAAACCGAGGCGCTGATAAGCGCCCAGGGCCGCCTGAAAGATTCGGTCAGCACGGGCGATGCGCTGACGCAGCAACGCACCAACGCCGATGTGCTTACCCAGGACAGCAAGAAACTCAGCGACCTGCAGAGCCAGGCGGCATCGCTTAAACAGCAGATTGACGGCCTGCTGAGCAGCCCGGCCCCGAGCGGGATCGGCATCGTTTATCTGACTGACAAACTGGCTGAGGTGCAAAAGCAAATCGATGCGCTGACGCCGAAGTTCGACAACCTCAGCGACGTGCAAGACAAGCTGTCCGATGAGCTGGAAAACCGCCTGGCGCGCGCGATGGATGCGCCGACCGCAAGCGGCAAGACGCTGCGTGATGTGTTGACCGATCTGCAGAACGCAGGCCCCATTCGTTGGATGGATGAGGCCGTGGCGCAGATGGCGCAAAGCGAGGAATCCTTTACCGCGCTGAGCGCCGAAGCCGACAAGCTGCGGCCGAAGCTGGAGAAAGAGCTGGCCGATGCGACCTACACGGCCGCCCAGCAGCTGGAGCAACTGCGAGACAAAACCATTGCGGCGGCGCTGGCGGCCGGCAAGGCACCGGAAGATATCGACAAGCTGCGCGAAAGCCTGGAAAAGCTGGTCAACCTGCAGAAGCAGACCGACCAGGCCAAGGAGAACAAGAAGAACTCAGACGCGGCTGCGCGTTCGGCCAAGTCGGCCGCCTCGGCCAATGAGTCCTACGTCAAGGGGCTGGAGAAACAGGCCTTTGCCGTCGGCAAGACAAAATCACAGGTCGCGGCTTACGAACTGGCAGAAAAAGGCCTGTCCGGGGCGCTGAAAGCGCGGGCAGAAGCGGCGCTGGCGGTTATCGCAGCCGGCGAGCAGAAAGAGAAATCGGACGCCAACGCCACCAAGAACGCCCAGCTGCAGGCGCAATATCTGAAAGCCACCGGCGACGTGCTCGGCGGCGGCCTGGCGGAAGTGCGGGCCAACATCGCCGAGATGCGCAAGGAGTTCACCCAGACCGGCAACACCGAGGGGCTGGCCTGGCTGGACAAGTTGCTGCCGGTACAGGAAGCCAAGGTGCGGGCGGACGCGCTCAAAAAGAGTCTGGATGACCTGCAGACCTACCGCAGCCAGAAAGAGAGCAGCATCCAGGCGCAGGTGCAAGCGGGCCTCATCTCAGAACTGCAGGGCCGCCGGCAACTGGTTGCATTGCATCAGGAAGTCGGCAGCAAAATCACCGAGAGCCTGCCGCAGCTGCGTGAAATGGCGGCATTGCCTGGTGAAGCCGGCGAGCAGATGCGCGACCTGCTGGCCAACCTGGAAAACGAGCTGATAACGCTGAAATCCACAACGGACGACCTGACGGCCGCGTTTAAAGACGGGCTGCAGGATGGCATGGAGAGCACGCTCAACGGGCTGGCAGATGGCACGCTAAACCTCAGTGATGCGGTGTTAAACCTGGCTAAATCGGTCGCCAATGCCATGGCGCAAGTCGCATCACGCAACCTGGCCGGCATGGCGATGGAAGGCCTCGGCAGCGTGACCGACAGCCTCAAGGGGCTGCTGGGTCTCGGGGCCAGTACGGCCGGTAGTGCCGCTGGCACCGCTGTTAATGCAGCCACCGATACCGCGACCGATGCCGCCGGTGCGACCACCTACGCGACGGCCATCACCACCGCCTCCACGGCGGGGGCCACCGCCATGGGCACCTCAATCACTGCCGGCAGCACGGCGCTGACGGGCGGTTTCACCACGGCGCTGACCACCGGCATCACGGCACTCACCACGGCGTTGACGACGGCATTCACGACCGGCGCGGCCACACTGGCCTCGGCCATTGCATCCGCCAGCGCCGCCGGCAGCGCGTCCTCCGGCCTGGGTGCGGCTGCCAGCGTGGCGGCCGCGACCGGTGGCCAGATCACCGGCCCCGGTACCGGCACCTCCGACAGCATCGCGGCTCGCTTGTCAAACGGCGAGTTTGTCATGAAAACCGCCGCTGTCCAGCGCTATGGCGTGGACTTCATGCACGCGGTTAACCAGGGCCGCCTCGGCGCGTTCGCCGATGGCGGGCTGGTCTCCGACCCCGGTTTTAGCCGCGCGGCCGGGGTGAATCAATCCGTTAACCCTGATGCACCAGGTGCGCAGGGTGCCGGCGGCGGTACGACCAACCTGCAGCAGTACCTGGTGCTCGATCCCATTGAAGTGATGGGGGAAGCCATGAAGAAACCAGGTGGAAACCGGATCATGATGACGTGGGTGAAGAGCCAGTTGCCCACGCTCAAACAGATGATTGGGGGTAAATGATGGCCGTTCGTCTCCCGTGGTTGATGGAGCCTGATTGGGCCGAAGGCGTCAGTGAAACCCTGTCCTGGAAAACGGACGTCCTGATCTCCCCGTCCGGGGCAGAACAGCGCATTGCCCGACGTCTCTCGCCGCGCCGGCTGTATGAGTTTACCGTGCTTGCCGGCAATGCCGACGCCCGCGCGCTGGAGACCCAGCTTTTTCATGCCGGCGGCGTCACCTGGGATATGCCGGTGTTTCCTGACGTTGCGGTTTTGTCGGCCCCCATCTCGGCCGGTAGCCAGGTTATCGCGCTGCCAGCGGCCGGCCGTGATTTTGTCGTGGGCGATAACCTGCTGCTTAAACAAGGTTTCGGGATGTTGGCCAACCAGGCCGTCGCGCAGATCCAGAGCATCGATGCCGGCAGCGTCACCGTTACGGCCCCGTTAGGGGCGTGGCCAGCCGGCACATGGGTTTATCCGCTACGACCGGCCGTCTTGACCGATACGCCGGCAATCACCCGTCACAGTGACAGCCTGATGCGTCTGCAGCTGCGCTTTCGCCTGGCGGCACATAACCCGTTTGCGCCGGCGATGAATGCCGCAATCTATCGCGGGCATCCCGTGCTTGAACAAGACGCTGATTGGGTTGATGACCTGACGGCCGAGTATCAGCGCCAGCTCCTGGAGCTGGACAACGAGGTCGGCATTCCCTACCGCACCGACACCGCAGGCCGGGCCTTTATCATGCAGCAGCATGTGTGGTCTGAAATTGGTCGCCAGGCCCAGGCAAGGCTGCGTGGCCAGCTCTATTACCTGCGCGGTCGCCAGCGTGCGATTTGGGTCGCCAGCCAGGCGCAGGACTTCATCCCTGTGCAGACTGTCGGCAATGCGCTGGTTGTGGCGGTTGCCGGCTTTAGTGAGTTTGGTGTGGTGCCTGGCCGGAGTGATCTGCGTCTGCAGTTGGTCGATGGCACCCGCGTTTACCGCCGTATCCTCACCGCCTCGCGCCAGAGTGATTACGAGCTGCTGGCGCTGGACGGTGACGTTCCGCTGGCGGATTCCATCAGCCAGGTGTCATTGATGGCGCTTTGCCGCCAGAACACTGACGACATCACCTGGGAACACTCGACCGATGCGGACGGGTTTGCCCAGGTATCAACCACATTCCGAGGGCTTCGCGATGAGCTGGAGTGATTTTGAGTATTCCACCGCCAACGGCCAGCCGGTCACGCTCTATGAGTTCGTGCGGGGCGATACGCAGTTTTTCCGGTACACCAACGCCGATCAGGATATCACCGCCGCCGGTGCCGTCTGGCAGCAGCAGGCGATCAGTGATGGCGGTCTGAGCGTCGGTGCCGGCGATGGGATGGATATCACGTTACCTACCGCCAATCCGGTGGCCATGCTCTTTCGTGGCCTGCCGCCGTCCCAGCCGGTACGCGTTCGCATTCATCGCTGGCACGTCGGCGACAGCCAGGGCGAGTTCCGCACCGTCTGGATCGGCACCATTACCGAGGTCAAGCGCGAGGCGATAGACCGCACCCGGCTGGTCACCGCCAGTCTGGCCAGCACCTTCACCCGCAGCGGCCTGCGCCTGACCTGGGGGCGCGCCTGTCCGTATTCGCTGTATGACCACAATTGCAAGGTATCGCCGGCGGCGTTTGGCGTCAGCGGTCTGGTTATCAGCGCGCTCGATGGCGTGAGCATCACCGTCAATCTGCCGGCCGGCTCTCCAGACGGCTGGTTTTCTGGTGGCTATCTGGAGTGGCTGGCGGATGGCGTGACAGAGCGGCGCGGGTTGCGCGCGCAGAGTGGCAACGTGCTGGGCCTGTTCGGCGGCTCTGCTGGGCTAAGCGTTGGCCAGGTGGTGGCGGTTTTTCCAGGATGCGATCGCACTATCGCGACCTGTAACGACAAGTTTAACAACGTTCTGAACTACGGCGGCCAGCCTCACATGCCGGGCAAATCGCCGTATCAGATCATCAAACTTTTTTGAAAGGAGGATCTATGGATCCGGCTAGTTGGATGGCGGTTGCCAAGTTCGTCGGGGTCATTGTTGCGTCCTATGTGCTGAATACGGCGTTGGCACCGAGGCAAAAGAACAACGCCCCGGAAGCGGCGACAGAGGATGACTGGAATCTGCCTCAGCCGACCGAAGGCACACCGCAATGCATCTTCTTTGGCGATTGCTGGAGCGAGGACTGGTTTGTTCTGGCCTATGGCAATTACCGCTATGAAGCCATTAAGAAATAAGGGGAACGCCATGTTGATTACGATGGAAGATATTCGCGCCGGCGGCGGTTGTGCGCCTGGTCTGCGCGCCTTCTTTGCCCGCTATGGGCTAGACCTGAAAGCCTTCATCCGTGATGGCGGTATCGATGCCGAGCTGCTGGCCGGCACCGGCGACGCCCTGGCCATCAAGATTGTGCGCCTGGCGCAATCCAAAGCTGAGCCGGAGGCCAACTGATGGGCGGCGGTGGCAAGGGGTCGAAGAAAGTCACGGTGGGCTACAGATATTCCTGGGATATCCAGGCTGGGATTGGCCGTGGCCCGGTGAATGAGATTGTGGCCATCAGCGCCGACAAGAAAACGGTGTTTGCCGGCACGCCCGGCCAGGTTGCCGGCAACACGTCGCTGTACATCGACAAGCCTAATCTGTTCGGGGGTGAAGACACCGGCGGTGAAGGCGGTATCCAGGGAACACTTGAGGTGATGATGGGCGGCCCTGACCAGGTGCCGTCTCCCTCATTATTGACGTTGCTCACGGGGTTAGTGCCGGGTTTTCGGGGGCTGGTCACCACCTTCTTTAGCGGGTTGGTCAGTTGCTACAGCGCCTCACCTAAGCCGTGGTCTTACCGCGTTCGCCGCACCACGCAGGGCTGGGATGGGCCGGTGTGGTATCCGGAGAAGGCGCTTATTCTGCTGCAGAACACCGAGGGGCAGCTTGATGACGAGGCCGACCTGACCACTGAACAGATTGCCAACCTGCGTGCGATCCACGCCATGAACCCGGCGCACATCCTGGTTGAATGCGCGCTCAATCGTGACTGGGGACGCGGGCTGGTGCTGGGTGACCTAGACATTGACAGCTATCGCATTGCGGCTGACCGGCTCTATGACGAAGGATTTGGCCTCTGTTTTCGCTACAACCGCCAGGACGACCTGAACACGTTTGTGCAGCAAGTCCTGGATCACATCGGCGCAGCCCAATACGGTGACCTGAGCACGGGCAAACTGACGCTCAAGCTGCTACGTGATGACTACGACCCCAATACCTTGCCGCTGTTTACCTACGACAACGGCATCGTGGGCGTGCAGGACGACGACAGCACCAGCGCCGATGCGGCCCCGAATGAAATTGTGGTGACGTACCGCGACCCGGTGACCAACAGCGAAGGCGAAGTGCGCGCGCAGAACCTCGGGGCGATCCAGAACGTGGGGTTGATATCGGAGAGCGTTGAATACAAAGCGGTGCCGACCCATGCGCTGGGCGCGAGGTTGGCGCAGCGTGACCTTGAAACCCGCGCTGCCGGATTGACCAGGCTGATAATCAATTTCGACCGACGCGGCGGCGTGCTGACGCCGGCCGGCGTTTTTCGCATCAGCTTGCCAGAGCGCAACATCGGCAACATGGTGATGCGGGTTGGAAAGATTGAAGAACAGGACACCGGTGAGTTGAAGGTGACGGCCATTCAGGATGTGTTCGGGATGCCGAGCACGTCGTACAGTAGCGGCGAACAAGGCAGCAACTGGTCACCGCCGGACAAGACGGCACGCCCCGTTACTGATAGCCAGCTCATTGAGCTGCCCTATATCGTCCTGGCTGCCACCGTCGGGCCGGCGGAGCTGGCGGCCATTCCCCCGGAGGCCGGTTACCTGGGCGTGATGGCCAGTGCGCCCAGCAGCGCCTCCATCAACTACCTGCTTCAGACGCGCGCCGACGGCGTGAACTGGCGCGGTAATCTTAACGGCGACTGGACACCGGCCGTTACGCTCACACAGCCTGCAGGTCGCTTTGATACCACCTTTAAGGCGTCATTAACCACGCTGCCGGCAGTGGGGGCCGGAGCAATTATCGGTGATGAGATTGTTCGTATCGATGCCGCCGATCTGGCGACCGGGGCGTTGACCGTCGGGCGTGGCTGTGCCGATACGTTGCCGGCTGGCCATCTGGCCGGCGCGCAGCTGCGTTTCTTCCAGGATGCGATTGAAAGTGATGGGTTGGAATATCTGGAGGGAGAAACGATAGACGTTCGTTTGTTGACGCGAACGGCACAAGAAACACTCGCTGCCGGCGCTGCACCTGTTAACCATTTGACGCTACAGGCTCGCCAGGCAAAACCCTATTTGCCGGCAAATATTCGTTTAAATGACGAACCTTATCCCCTCGTTGCAGAACCGGCAGCGGAATATATTTTAACCTGGTCTCACCGTGACAGGCAATTACAAGCTGACCGGTTAATTGATTATCTCGATAGCAGTATTGGCCCAGAGTCGGGGGTGGTTTATGTAATTACACTCGTTCGCCCTGATACGGGGGATATTGTTTGGACGACAAATACTGTTGAAGCAACATTGACGCTACCGTATTCGTCCGCAACCTCCCCATTAAATCGGGTTCACACGGTCAGTATAGAAGCCAGGCGCGGCGATATTGCATCGCTGAGCAATTGGATCATCACATTACCAACAGGCCACTATGTTGAACCTACTCCGGAGCCGGAGCCGCAACCGGAAGAACCTGCGGCATAAGGCGGTAACCAATGAGTGATTTTTATTACGGTCAAGGGAAACTTTACCTGGCTCGCCGGAATACGGCGGGCCAGGCTTTATCGTGGCGATGGGTCGGTGATGTTTCGACGCTGGCTATTGAAATAGAGTTTGATGAGAAGAAAACCAAAATGTCGCTGGGTGGTCGGTTGATTGACTCGCAGCGCTATATCACCTCTGCAAGCGCCAAAGTGACATCAACATGGCATGAGTATTCGACAGAAAACTTGCAATTGCTCTTTCTTTCCAATGGGTCTAACCAGGCATCCGCAATTGTGACGGGCGAACTTTTACCTACCGACATTAAGGCGGGAGATACCATTTCATTACGCCATCAGAATGTATTCAGCGTTGTCCTGCATTCGCTTGTCGCTGGCGTGGACTATTTAATTGATCCGCTGTGGGGGGTTGTTCGCTTTATCAAAACCCCCGCCCAGCAACCGGTTATTGCCGACTATGCTCATATCGGTTACGCCACAATCCCATTACTGAATGATGATGAGCCGGAGTTTTGTCTGCGTTATGAGGGCATCAACCTTGCCGAGGAAAACGAAAATATTTTGGTTGAATTATATCGCGTTAAATTCGACCCGGTTGAAAAGATGGATTTAATCAACAACGAGCAAGATTTAGCAGCATTGGAAACCAGTGCCACGACGTTGCTCGATGCCTCAAAAATGATTGACCCAAACTTAGGGCAGTTGGGGCGAATTGTTAAGTTTAGAAAAACAAATGGGATCACCCACAACGGCACCATTTTACACAATGGTTTTTATACCCACGGGGGAAATTAAAATGCCGAAGACGTTACCTGAAAGCCCTGAGTGGGTAGACGGTATTTACCAGGTAGAATTAGACACCCCCGTGCTCGGCGGGGATGGCGGGCCTGACAACTGGCAGGCTCAACAACTGGCTAACCGCACTGCCTACCTCAAACAGCGCACCGACATGATTGATGACCGCCTGCAATCGGCAACAGGGGATTATATCTCTGTTGCCGAGGCACAGGCCGCCATCGATAGTGGTAGCGAAACACGCCGTTATTTTAACGTGATGTTGTTTGATAATAACTGGGTTGAGCGTTATGAAAATGTCAATGGCGTGGCAACGCCAACCGGCATTCGCTTGCCAAGTAGCCAGGCCGTTGATGAATTAAGCGTGTCCCTTGATGAGGCTAACGCGCTTATTGCGCGATTAACGCTACTGACGGCCCCGCTGCGTAAATACATTTCCACTAAATATACCTTTTCGGTCAATACCGCCGAAGGCCCGGTATCTACCGGACTTGCACTCGACAGGGATATGGGGCTATGGCTTCCTGGGTTGAAAGCGGAATTGCAGCAATATGTACAGCAGTTAATCCCGTCGTCAATTGCGAATCGCTATCCGGGCTATCAATTAATGTTCACGGATGTGACCGGGAAAAAAGGGATTGTTTCGATTGATGATAATGGCGATGTGCGCGTGCTCGGTATCGATGACGTTTTGCAAGAGCGTCTGGCCGCGCTGTGCTCATCGACATTTGCACGACGGATTAACGGGTTCCAGTTCGTTATTTTTTCATCTGACCTCAAGTCTGCGCTGTTTGCGATTGATGACGATGGCGGCGTGCATATTCCAGGCATCAAAGGTGCGCTGCAGGATAACCTGGGTCAACAACCTGCACGTATTACGCCGTATCAGGGCTTGCCTGCCGTGTACTGGAATGATGCGTTGCTGTGGCATGAACGTCCCGTTCTGAGCGTAAACCAGGTGTCGGCAACCGGCCTGTCGATGACTTACATCCCCGGCGGCCAAATCACCAAAGGTTACGGGATGATGTATTACCGGGGTGGCGCTGAAATCTCGCCGGAGGCAATGAAAGCGCTCATCTTATGCAGTGATGGCCAGTCACTGGGTGTGCCGAGTGATGCCGGTAACCGGCCGAATCCGAATACCTGGAACAAGGTTAACTACGACCCGAAATGGCGCGCCTATGCGCTGGCCATCGCCGGGGGCAAACCCGAGGGCAGCCAGGACACGCCGATCACCGAAGCCATGCTGGATTTGCTGGCCAATCTGGTTTACCCGCTTTACCGCCAGGGGCAACAGCTGCCGTTTGTCTATGCGCTGCTCTATTCGCATGAAAACGCCGGCTTGAATCTGCCGGTCATGTTTAGCGCGGTCGCCAACAGCGGCGGCAAGGCATTTGCGCAAATCTGGAAAGGCACCGTGCCTTACAGTAACGGCCTGGCGATGGTTGAACGGTATGTGAAAATTGCCCAGGCGCTGGGTAAACCCGCCAGCGTTGATGTGGTGTCGCTGGAGCATGGTGAGACGGATAACGACAACGGCACTTCGCAAAATGTCGGGGATTATCGGGTGCGCATGGAGGCGTATTACGCGCTGCGCCGTGCTGATTACAAGGCGCTGACAGGGCAAACCACCGAGATTCTTGCGGTTATCGGCCAGGTCGGCAGCCGTATCAACACGAAAGCCGGTGGCGTCGATGAACAAGGGAACCCCACGGGCGAAAGCGTGGTTGTTAAGCCGTTCTCTGTGGTCGCGGTTGACCAGCTCCAGTTCGTTAAAAATAACCCGACCAACGCGATCATGTACGGCCCGAAATATCCGCTGAATTGGTTGTATTCGGACGGCTCGCTGAGTCACCTGGACAACTGGGGGAAAGTCCTGCAGGGCGAATATCAAGAGCAGGCCATCTTCTGGCACTTATATGACCCCGCGCGTAAAGGCACCTGGACGGGGCTAAAAATTAAAAGCGTCACGCTGACGGATAATATCGCTGATTTACTTTGTGACGTGCCGTTTGCGCCGATTGTTATCGACGCTGACTTTATTGCCGACTGCCTGAATAAAGGGATTAGCCTCGAAAATAACTCAGCCACCGTGCAAAGCATCACTATCGTCGATGGCAATATCATTCGTGTCGTATTTGACCAGGCACCGGCGGCAACGGATGCACTGCTGATGGGGTTCACCAACACCGCAGAACATTCACCAGAAAACGACTCTGTTTATCCGTTGACCTGTTTCCGTGACTCCTCGCCGCGCGTGTCGCGGTGGGTGACGCGCAACGGTTCACCATTCCCCCTCTACAACTGGATGTGCCTCGACCGCATCCCGCTAACCCAGGAGTAATTATGGCTATCGCTCTCAACACCGGTAAAGTTTATGCAGGCTTTCGGGAGCCTCTCGATTTGTCGGCGGACATTCTTGATGCCACCGCGTTATTTAATGCCTACAAAGCCCGCGTGCAGGCCGATGGTGGCATTATTCCGAATGCGGCGGGCTGCAAGGAACGCTTTGAGTTTTTGGTCAATAACGGCATGTATGAGAATGCCGTGATGTGTGCCGCTCCCGCCTTTGGCGTCAAACTGGGCGGCACAGATGGCAACGATGTTCTGACCGTTTACAGCCTGCTGGGCGAAAGCACCGACCTGATTCCGGTTGCCCAGGGAACCGGTAATGCCGTTCGGTATGACTCAACGAATAAGACGGCCACGGTACGGATCACCTCCAGCGGCGGCACCTATCTGCGCACACGCGAGAATGTCCGTGTTCAGATTGGCCGCAGCTATATGATTGCCGGTCGGCTCAGTGACGCGAGCAATGCCGATGTGCTCGGGATGACTATCGGCATCTCGTTATCAAACCTGCCGCTGGCGTACATGCGCACGATGATAACAAACCAGCAGGCTATCACGGAGGCCTGGCGTTTTGGCACCCGTGACAGTGCCTGGACGGGGCCTGTTGCCGGTGGGGCTGTTGGTGCGGCAGCAACGACGTATGCGGATTATGTGCCTGCTGCAGGCCTGTTCAAAGTCGATGAGGGGGTTGTTTACGGGTATACACGCGGGAAGCTGGACAAGACGGCTACGGCCACCACGGGCAAGTTGGCAGACCTGGTGAACTATACTGCGCCGATCGTTGTTGGTGGCGGTATGGCATCCGGCACCGTATCTCCATGCTATGGCTCGCTGCTTGATATGTTGTTCCTGCATACGGCATCAGAACCGGATGCCGTTTTAGCGTCTCGTTTTGGTATGTGACGATCGGCTGTGACGATCAATAAATGATTATTGATCTGTACAAACGTTTATCTAATCTCCGGTCAAAAGGGCATCATGAACAGGCAATGATTTTTGAGCCTCACCAGGGGACAACAGCCCGCCTTTTTGGCGGGCTTTTTTATGCCCGTTTTATGCCGTTGCGGTGTATTCTGGACTGTCCAAAACCCTGAAATTTTGCGCGATTCCGAAGTCCAGGACTAAACGCTAAACAGTCCGAAATTTTTCGCCGCGCTACAAAGCCGCGAAATCAGGAAGAGCAGCAGATCGTCCAGCAGGCGCAGATGGCAGCTCAGAGTCAGCCTAACCCTGAAATGGTTCTGGCACAGGCTCAAATGGTTGCGGCCGAGGCAGAGAACAAGAAGGCTGATAACGCGACGCGTGAAACCGTCATTAAGGCGTTCACAGCTCAGCAGGATGCTCAGGAAAGTCAGGCTAACGTTGTCTACAAGCTTTCTCAGGCACAGAACATCAACAAGAAAGGGGTTATGGATGCAATTCAGCTCCTGAACGACCTTCTTAAATCCCAGCAAGAACGAATCCCCACATCACCACAGTCACCGGCAGACTCAATGCCGAGTTAACCAGGAGTAATCAATGGAAAGCGAACTGATCATCGACGGTCAGGTTATTGACCGGTCTGAAAAACAGGAAGAAGCCGAAGAAGTAATCACTGAAGCAAAGGGAAATCCTGAGGAGAAATCACAGGAAGAACCAGAGCAGAAAGAGAAAAAGGCCGAAAGTGAGCAGCCCGAAGAGCAGCCAGATGATTACTCACTGCAAATCGGTGATGAGGAAATTAGCCTCAACCATGAAGAAGACGATCACATTGATGGGCAACCAGCGCCTCAATGGGTGAAGGAGCTTCGCAAGGGCTTTAAAGAAACACAGAAAGAAAATCGGGAGCTACGCCGCCAGCTTGAGCAGATTCAATCCAAGCCAGCAGAGGCGCAGCAACCACAATCAGACGTTATTCCTCCAAAGCCGACCCTTGAGTCGTGCGAGTACGACGAAGAAGCGTTTGAGCAGGCGATGACTGATTGGCATGAGAAGAAAGGCCGTGCTGAGCAGGTTAAACAACAGCAGCAACGTCAGCAGCAGGAATTGCAGCAACGACTAACAGAGCGCCTTACGAAGCATCAGGAGCGAGCAGCAAAGCTTCCGGTGAAAGACTATCGCGAGATGGAAGATATCGTTCGCCAGGAGATTCCGGTTATTCAACAGGAAATCCTGATTCATGCCGCCGACGAAGGTTCTGAGCTCGTTGCTTATGCATTGGGCAAGAACCAACAACTACGCCAGCGTGTAGCCGCTGAGACAGACCCAATTCGCGCAGCATTCCTCTTAGGCCAGATTAGCCAGCAAGTGAAGTTGGCACCGAAGCCTAAGAAAGCCATCAAGCCAGAGCCGGAGGTTCGTGGTGGCGGCGCTGATGCGAAACAAGATGATTTCAACAAACTCTGCCCCGGCGCTAAAATCGAATAAGGAACAGCTAAATGGCTACCAATGATTTAAACAGTAACGTCAGTCAAATCGTCCTGAAAAAATTCCTGCCTGGTTTCATGTCCGACCTGGTATTGGCAAAAACCGTAGACCGTCAATTGCTGGCTGGAGAAATCAACTCCAATACCGGCGACAGCGTAAGCTTCAAACGTCCCCATCAGTTCTCATCGCTGCGCACTCCTACCGGTGACATTTCCGGTCAATCGAAGAACAACCTGATCTCCGGCAAAGCAACTGGCCGCGTCGGCAACTACATCACTGTTGCCGTCGAGTATCAGCAACTGGAAGAAGCTATCAAGCTGAACCAGCTGGAAGAAATCCTGGCTCCGGTTCGCCAGCGCATCGTAACTGACCTGGAGACTGAGCTGGCCAAGTTCATGATGAACAACGGCGCACTGGCTCTGGGCAGCCCCAACACCCCGATCAACAAATGGTCTGATGTGGCTCAAACCGCATCATTCCTGAAGGATTTGGGTGTGGTTGAGGGTGAGAACTATGCGGTAATGGATCCGTGGTCTGCACAGCGCCTGGCCGACGCGCAATCTGGTCTGCACGCTGCCGACCAATTGGTTCGTACGGCCTGGGAAAACGCGCAGATCTCCACTAACTTCGGCGGAATTCGCGCGCTGATGTCTAATGGCCTGGCATCCCGCACGCAAGGTGCATTCGGTGGCACGCTGACAGTGCAAACCGCTCCGACCGTGACCTATAACGCGGTGAAAGACACCTACCAGTTCCAGGTGACATTGACCGGCGCAACCGCATCTGTAACCGGCTTCCTGAAAGCTGGCGACCAGATTAAGTTCACTAACACCTACTGGCTGCAGCAGCAGAGCAAGCAAGTGCTTTATAACGGCTCTGCACCTATCAGCTTCACTGCAACCGTTCTGGCCGATGCAAACTCCACCGCAGGCGGCGCGGTTACAGTTACGCTGTCCGGCGTTCCGATTTACGACACCACCAACTCACAGTACAACGCAGTAAGCCGTCAGGTTGCAGCGGGTGACTCGGTGACTGTAATCGGTACCGCAAGCCAGACCATGAAGCCGAACCTGTTCTACAACAAGTTCTTCTGCGGCCTGGGCACCATTCCTCTGCCAAAACTGAACAGCATCGACTCTGCAGTAGCAACTTACGAAGGCTTCTCTATCCGAGTACACAAATACTCGGACGGCGACGCCAACGTGCAGAAAATGCGTTTCGACCTGCTGCCAGCCTACGTGTGCTTCAACCCACACATGGGCGGCCAGTTCTTCGGCAATCCGTAATCAAGAGGGGCTTCGGCCCCTTTATTTTTTGGAGGCGAAATGGATCGCATGAGCATCTTTATGGCTGCCGATAACGAAGCTGGCCATGTTCAGGCTGTAATCGCAGAGAAAGACTTCCCAATTTACGAAAAGCTCGGCTTTGTGGCTTCCGTTGACGACATCAAGCCGGTTGTTAAACGTGGGCGCAAGGCGGCTGACAATGGCAACGACTCTGACAAAGGGTGAGATCGTCTTATTCGCTCTCAGAAAACCCGCAGTAGCTTCAAACGCAACTCTAACTGATGTGGAGCCTCAATCAGTCGAGGATGCCATTCATGACCTCGAAGACATGATGGCTGAATGGATGATTAATCCTGGTAACGTCGGTTATTTGTTCGCGGCGGATGGCGAGGAGCCGTTACCAGACGATGACTCTGGACTGCCGCGCAAATATAAGCATGCAGTTGGCTATCAGCTAATCCTTCGCATGCTGTCTGATTATGGTGTAGAGCCATCGCTTCAAGTTCTGACCAATGCCCAGCGTTCGTACGATGCGCTGCTGACTGATACGCTTGTTGTTCCATCAATGCGTCGTCGTGGGGATTTCCCGCTTGGGCAGGGCAATAAATACGACGTGTTTACCATCGACAGGTATTACCCTGGCGATCTTCCGCCGATTGACGGCGACATTCCCAATTAGTAGGTGACTCATGCCAATCCAACAGCTTCCATTAGCCAAAGGCCTTGGCAAAGACTACCGCAATGCTGATTACGTCGATTTACTGCCTGTGAACATGCTGGCGACGCCGAAAGAAGTTTTGAATGCATCTGGATACCTTAGATCTTTCCCCGGCTTAGAAAAGCGCTCAGACGTTGCTGGAGTATCTCGCGGAGCCGAATTCAATACGGTCAACAGCAGCGTTTATCGAGTCGCTGGTGAGCGTCTTTACAAAGCTGGCGTAGAAGTAGGGAATGTAACTGGTAGCTCACGGGTTAGCATGGCTCATAGCTCCGCAAGCCAGGCTGTAGCGGCGAATGGCGTATTAACCATGTATCGCTATGACGGAACAGTTAAAACGCTTCAGAATTGGCCTGAAGAGGTTATTACTCCACCTAAAAGCAACCCCGTTAAAGACTGGGTATCAACAAGCGGAACAGCGGCAAATAACAAATTTAGCGTCACTGCAGAAAACGCAGTTGGGACATTCCTGATAAAAGTTACACCAAAGACCTCTACCGGCATCTCGGGAACTCTGATGCAAATCACCGAGGATATGTGGTCAGCAGACCAGTCTCAGCCTGTATCAACTACCGCGCCATATATCACCAATCTAAAGGTTACTGGCGTACCGAATGCAGGGACAGATGTCACTATTGAATACACACTCAATATTCCATCTGGTGTAACAGGGACAAACGCAAGTGAGTTTGTTGTAACTCAGGAAATTGGTGAGATAGTCACAAAATACCCACAATACGATATCGGCAGCGTTCGTGATGCATGCCGGGCGCGAGGTCGATATATCTGGGTTAAGGATGGGACGCAGACATTTGGCGTTACCGATCTCGAGGACGAATCGCACCCAGACAGATTTAGGCCATTTTACACCGCTGAAAGCCAGCCTGATGGAATCATAGGGTGCGGGGTCTGGCGTGACTTTGTCGTTATGTTCGGCTCATCAACCATCGAGTTCTTTTCCCTTACCGGCTCGGCCGAGACAACGGCAGCAATCTACATTGCTCAGCCTTCACTCATGGTTAACAAGGGGATCGCCGGGACATATTGCAAGACTGAGTTTGGCGATTCATTTGCATTCATCAGTAGCCAGGCTACCGGAGCGCCATCAATTTACATGGTTAGTAACGGCCAGGCATCTCCAATAGCGTCAGCTACCGTTGAGAAGGTTTTGCGCGGATACACAGCAGACGAGCTTTCAACGGGCGTGCTAGAGGCAACCAGATTCGATGGCCATGAGCTTTTAATCGTCCATCTCCCAAGGCACGTTATGTGCTATGACGCAGCGGCCGCACAGAATGGGGCTCAGTGGTGCATCCTAAAGACAGGGCTGTCTGACATGGTTCATCGTTCCATCGATTATATGTTCGAAGGTAACGAGATAACTGTTGGTGACAAAATATCTGCAATAACTGGGAGGCTTATTTTTGACGCCTCATCGCAATATGGTTCACAAGCAGAGCACTTGCTTTACACCCCCATGTTTAAGTCTGATGGCGCGAGAGTTTTTGATTTTGAGCTGGAAGCGTCAACTGGCGTTTCTCAAGTCGCGGAGAGGTTATTCATATCCGCGACTGCCGACGGGATAAATTACGGCAGAGAGCAAATGGTTGGCAGCAATGCCCCATTCATCTACGACAAGCGAGTCATCTGGCGAAGAATCGGACGCATCAGAAAGAATATCGGCTTCAAGATTAGGGTTGTGACCAAATCACCTGTAACACTGAGCGGATGCTCGATAAGGCTGGAATAATGGCTGACGAGAACCTAAAAAACCCGGTAGTCATCCAGGCTACACGCATCGACGCAACTCTACTTCCACGCAACATATTCTCTCAACCCTACCTGCTATATGTAATTCAGCAGGGCATGGACTTCGGCCTTGTTGCCAATAAGGCCAATGAGGCTGGGCAGGGAGCTTATGATGCCCAGAAAAAGAATGATGAGCAGGATGCGATGCTGGAAGATCACGAAGTTCGCATTACTGCTGCAGAGGAGAAGCTGGTTGACCATGAACAGCGAATCACTGCAGCAGAAGCGAAACTCGTCAATCATGAAATTCGCATTGCGGCCGCTGAGGCAACTCTTGTAAACCATGAGTCAAGGATAACGGCGAACGAAGCCGAGCTTGCCGATCATGAAACGAGAATAACGCAGAACACGACAAACATCTCCGGCCTAACCGTTCGCATGGTGACAGCAGAGAACAACATCACATCACTGCAGACCAATGTTGCATCACTTACCACCCGAGTTACGACTGCAGAGGGGAATATAACTACTCTGCAGGGCAAGGTTTCGACTATTGAAACCAACTATGTTTCCAAAGCCGTCTCAACCAGCCAGTCAGTGCAAGCGTCCGGCGGTTCGTTCCTCGTAGGCAACGTCGCAACACCAACCACTGATAAGTTGCAAGTCGGCGGAAGTGTGAACGCAGTTTCTTACAAAGTGGCAGGTATTCAGGTTGTCGGCGCGCAGCGAACAGGATGGACGACGGCAACCGGCACGGCTTATCGCGGTACATTCGACGCCAACCAGGCATGGACGATAGGCGTTTTGAACGTCCTGCAAATCCAGCAAATCGCAGACTCACTCACTCAGGCTCGCCAGCGTATAAAAGCGCTTGAAGATGACCTGAGAGCACATGGGTTGATTAACTGATGATTGAATTCAAACCAACGCGAAACATCGACGTGATTGAGGCCGTGGGAAACCATCCCGACATCATCGCCGGTAGTAATAACGGTGACGGGTTCGATTATCAGCCCGGACATCGTTATTTCGAGGTGCATGTTCATGGCCAGTTCGGCGGCATCATCTACTTTCACGAAATTCAGCCGCTGACATTCGACTGCCACGCAATGTACCTGAAAGAGGTGCGCGGGTTCAGCCAAAAAATCGGGTTAGCCTTCTGGCGATTCATACTGGCTAACTTCAACGTGCAATGCGTCACCTCGTTTGCCGCGCGCAAATTCAGACACGGTCAGATTTACTGCACGATGCTCGGCCTCAAGCGTGTCGGCACCATCAAGAAATACTTCAAAGGCGTTGATGACGTCACTTTCTATTCCGCTACTCGCGAAGAGCTGACGGAGTTCCTGGAACAGCACTCCAAATAGGAATCACGCTATGCATTTTGCAATGACATTTAACCGCAAATACATGTTGCGGGAAGAGCCCGTGCGCGCTGAAAAAGGTGGTAAAGGAGGCGGTGGCGGGGATGGTGGCGCTGGCGCTGCGGCAGATGCAACGAAATACGCTGCAGATCTGCAAAACCAGCAGTTTGAGCGCATCATGGGAAACCTCGCGCCATTCACTCCGCTGGCGCAGCAATACATCGGCCAGCTGCAAAATCTCTCCACTCTGGGCGGCCAGCAATCAGCCCTGAACGATTATTACAACTCAGGTCAATATAAAGACCTCGCAAATCAGGCTCGATATCAGCAACTGGCGTCAGCAGAAGCAACCGGCGGCCTTGGTAGCACCGCTACCAGCAACGGATTGGCGACAATTGCTCCTACGCTGGGGCAAAACTGGCTTTCAGGCCAGATGAATAACTATCAGAACCTGGCAAACATTGGCCTTGGCGCACTGCAAGGGCAAGCAAACGCCGGCGCAAACTTCGCTAACAATGCCGGTCAGCTATCGATGCAGGGTGCTGGCTTAGCTGCTGCCGCTGGCAATAGGCCGTCCTCTCTCCAGCAGGGAATTAGCGGCGGGGCATCTGGTGCACTTCTGGGTGGCGGCATTGCAAGTCTGCTTGGAACTTCCACGCCGTGGGGGGCAGGTATTGGTGCTGGCCTTGGGTTGCTTGGCTCATTGTTCTGAGGATAAATCATGGCTACTTGGCAACAGGGAATTAACTCAGGTGGATTTTTGGCTGGGATTGGCGGCCAGAACGTTAACGCACCGCAAGCCAGCGACATTAACACCACGCTAGGCCTGATCCGCGACAACAATGACATCGCCCGCTCTGGTGCAAACAACATTGCTCTTACTGGTCTGCGCGGGCTGGCAGGCGTCGCTGACATCTACAACCAGCAGCAACAAAAGCAACGCCAGCAGGAGTTTCAGCAGCAATATGCCAATGCTTTCAAATCTGGTGATCGTAATGCAATGCGCGACCTGGCAGTGCAATTCCCTGATCAGTTTGAGGCTGTGCGCAATGGCATGGGATTCATCGACGATGACCAGCGTAACACCATCGGAAATCTGGCCACTCGCGCGCAATTGGCATCATCACAAGGACAAGCAGCGTTCGGTAAATATCTCGTAGATAATGCGGATGATATGAAGCGAGTTGGCTTAAATCCGGTAGATGTGGCCGCTATGCAGCGGCAAGATCCGAAAGGCTTCTCTGATTTCGCCGGAAATCTGGCTCTATTTTCCCTTGGGCATGATAAGTATTTCGACGTGCTAGATAAGCAGCAGGGGCGCAGACTGGAACAGGGGCGTCTGGATGAAAGCATTCGCAGTAACCAGGCGAGCGAAGCCAATACGATTCGTGGTCAGAACATCACGATGCGCGGTCAGGATATTAGCGCGCAGAACTCAATGCGCAGCGCCGGCGGCGCAGTTCCAGCCAGCGTTAGAGAATATCAGTACTTCAACAGCCTTTCCCCTGAGCAGCAGCAAACATATCTGCGAGTCAGGGGGCGGCCGGGTGGTGATGCTGACAACACAGTCCAGTTATCGGATGGCAGAACCGTAACTGTGTCAGGGAAGTTGCACGGCCAAGGCGCCAATGCTTTCTATGAAGGCAAGGATGATAACGGTAATATGGTTCGAGTACCTGCCAGCTCCATCTCTGCCCCCCCAACATCTGCAGCAAACGCGCAAAACTACGCGATGCGTAAGGATATTGATGCGATCGCTAATGCAGATTCTAGTCAGCTTGACTTCATGACTGGCGTTACTGGCGGAGCAGGAACTCCATCTGTTGATGCAGAATTAAGGAGCAGGCTTCCAGGGAATAAAGATCAGCGACAACTTTATAATGCATCAAGACGGATTCAGGGGCGCATGCAGAACCAAGGCGTAGCGGCGGCAAGAGACATGGGGGCGAGTGGGATTAATACCGTCGCAGAGGCGAAAATGTACTTCCAGGGCATGCCACAGGTTGACTACTCAAGCCCTGCATCTATGCAACAGTCTTTGCGAGATATCCAAGAATATACGGACAACTACAACCAGCAATATCAAGTAAATGTTGGTGGCAAACAACAGCCGTCAGGTAAGGCTAAATCTCAGGCTCCAGCCGCTGCTATTCAGGCTCTTAAATCAAACCCACAACTTGCCGAACAGTTTAAAGCAAAGTATGGATATCTGCCGTAAGGGGCAAATATGGCTAACTTTTTTGACCAATTTGATAGCGATACAAGTGCTAAAAATGTGAATGGAATGATTGAGCCAGGGAATATCGATATTCACCATCGGCCAATAGTAAATAATCCAGACGGCAGCATAAGCACAGTGCGTAGCATGTCTACAAATATCGATGGAAGAGAGGTATTGATCCCCACTGTCAGCGATGATGGCAGAATCATGACAGATGATGAAGCTATCGATAATTTCATGAGAACAGGAAAGCATCTTGGGATGTTTAGCTCTCCAGAAGCTGCTACGGCATATGCTGAGAGCTTGCATGAGCAGCAAGCTCAGGAGTACCTACCCAAAGAACAGCAAGCTAGTAGTAATTTCTTCGATCAATTTGATGGCTCAGATACGCCGCCTGTAGGTTATCCTAAGCGCAATAATGCCAAGACAATACAGCGCGGACCATCCATGATGGATAATGCAGAGCAAGCGGCGCGTGGCTTGGTAAATATCCCATTCGACGTTCTGCAGGGTGGCGCAAGCCTAATTAACGCTATCAGCCAAGGGCTAGGAGGGCCTAAGGTTCTTGATGATGTTTACCGGCCTGTAGACCGTCCTACAGACCCATATGCGCAAGCCGGTGAGGCTATTGGTGGCTATCTAACACCTGGGCTGGGGATGGCGGGCAACATGGCACTTGGATCGCTAGCAGAAGCAGGAAACCAAGATGGCGATTTTGCTCAAAATGCTGCTACCAATGCAGCAGTTAACCTTGGCGCGCAAGGCTTATTGTCTGCGGCAGCGAAGGGTATTGGCCGAGGAATTACCGCCGTTAGAGGCGAGATTGCTCCGGATGCAAGGCAGATCATCGATAGCGCCGAGAGTATGGGGGTAACCCCTATGACTTCCGATGTGGCAAGGCCTGTTGGGGAGATGGGGGCGTTAGGTAAAGGGCTTGTCCAGGGCGGAGAGGGCGCTTTGCTCGGAACTGGGTCACAAAGGGCTCAGCAGTATGCCAGCCGTAGCAATCTCGTCAGGAACTACCTTGACCGATTCGGCGAGTATAACCCTGATGATGTTGTTAACTCGCTTACTTCAACCCTACGCAGTAGGAAGGATGCTGCAGGTTCGGCGATAGATAACATCACGCAGAAGATGGGTAGCGCTCCAGTTGATACCACCAATACCATCAATGCGCTGAACACGGCCATTGCTCGTCAGGAGAGGCTGGGGACTTCTGCAAATCAAGGGCTACTTAACTCTCTGAAAAACCTAAGAGGGGAAGTAGAAGGCGGTAACGTTGATTTTGACTTACTAAGGCAGCATCGGACAGCATTTAGATCAAACGTCCAAGGCGATGCAATGGTCTTCCCAAACCAAGCTAAAGCAGCTACCAATATGGTAGAAAATGCAATGAGTCGCGATCTACGCAAAGCCGTTGGTAATTCACTCGGTGCGCAGGATGCGGTTTCATACGTGAAAGCCAACTCCGACTATGCCAATGTATTTAATAAGGTGCTTAATAAACGGATTGCCAACACCCTGAACCAGGCCAGCAGGGATGCCACTCCTGAGCTGATAAACTCTGTTGTCTATAGTCGCAAGCCGTCAGATATTCAGCGTATATGGGGAGCTCTTGACCAGAAGGGCAAAGACGCTATGCGTGCTGCATATATCAGCAAGATTTCTGAGAAGGTAGGTTATTCTCCGGCGAAATTTATCACGGAGGTTAATAAGCTGAAGTCTCAGTCTGGCGGCGAAATATACGGCACAATTTTCAGCGGAAGGCATATGAAAGAGCTTGATGCTCTTCACGATGTTTTGCGGGCTACATCTCGCGCAGACGCGGCTAATGTAGTTACGCAAACAGGGCAGTCACTGGCAAATCCAATCAGGATAGGTGCTGCACTTCCATCGATGGGATCATCGCTGGCCGCAGAAGCGGGTTATGGCCTAATGACCAGGGTTTATGAGAGCAAGCCAGTGCGCAATATGTTATTGCGCCTGGCTGCCACTAAGGCAGGAACTCCTGCATATGAAAAAGCTTTAAACCAGGCGGCAGTGGCTGTTAGGCCATTGTTATCTAACCAAGCGACTCAACAGTAGTACTAAGGAGCCATGAATGATTTATCTGAACTTGTTCCACGGCCCCCCGGAATATGATTTGTTTTCACATTGAACTCCGGCAACCATCCCATCATTCAAGTAAGCAGATGCATAGCTACATATTTCTCCAGCAACATGATGGAAATTTATACTTCCGTGCATGTCAGTAGTTGTGGAGTATACTGAGTAATCTTCGCCAACTTTTATGATCGCATGCTGGTCAGTATCCCCGATAAACCATAGGCTTAACTTGCTCTCTTTTCCAAAGTCATCTCTAGTGTAAATCCATGGGGTGTGTGATGATGCAAATGGGATCGCCTTGTCAAATATTTCCGCCTCTCTTGACTGCTTGTCGAAATTATTTTTCACAACATCAATGGTGAGCCAACCCAACGAAAGAATAAAAATAGCTATTATTGAAAAAGCAATCCATTTCAAAACTCTTTTTATATCTTTGTAGATTAAATTTTGTTGCTGATCGCTCACGTAATCCTCCTGTTTTTCACTAAGAATAGCATGGGGGTTATTCGTCTTTTCGATAAATCGTGGTTAACGTTTCGACCACAACCCTTTTGAACTGCTCGGCGTGCTCATGCGCCAAGCGTTCTGCATCATCGCGAAACCCCTTTATCTTGGCTGGTTTCGCTAGTTCTCTCTCGATTATCAGCACGATTTCTGCATTTAGCGATCGGCAATTAGATTTTGCTCTCTGCTTTATCTTGCTGTGTATTTCTTTTGGCAGCCTCAGATGAAACTGCCTTTCTAACTTCTCCATGCGAACCCCTATCCGGTGGGCGGAACGGGATCGTATTGGTATAGCCCAAGACCATCAATAGTACCACTTTGGTGCTGAGACTCACACAACCAAACTACCGCAAGCCTTGCCTTGTGGGGATTACTCACGCCTGGAGAAAATAAATGGCTAATCCCGTTATCCCAACTGCAGTAGTCGCGCTGCCGTATACCCCATTTACTGCAGCTCGAAAGTTTGCTGCGGTTGCAAACGGTAAAGTGTATCTGGGGAAGGTTGACACCGATCCGACCATCCCAGAAAACCAGATCCCCGTGTTCCTGGAAAACGAAGACGGCTCGTTTGTCCCAGCTGCTCAGCCGTTAAAGCTGAATGCTGGCGGATTCCTGGTAAACAATGATCAGATCGCCAAGTTTGTTGTAACAGAGCGCCATGCGATCGCCGTTTATGACACCTTCGGCGTGCAACAATTTTACATTCCAGATGCGACGAGATACACCGAAGGTAGCAGCGGAGATAACTCTATATTCGGCAGAACGCTGCGAGTTCCAGAGCCATTCATCCCAGTGTTGCCACCGGCGGCGTCGAGAGCCAATAAGGTTCTTGGGTTTGACAGCCTTGGTAATCCCATTGGCGTCCTTCCTCAAACTGGCAGTGGCACGGAACTGGCCATCGACCTGGCAAACAAAAGCGACCCATTCAAGGGCGCGGCTATGGTTGGATACAAAAAGACCACGGTAGCGGCTATTCTCGATACAATTTCAAGCGTGAAGATCTCGCAAACGACCAGCAACGGGATGTACTCGGCGTGGCCGCAGGGGAAGGTATTTAGCCACAATAACCAGGCATATTGCCTGTTCAACGTGGGCGCATCTCACAGTAGCGCGCCGCTAAGTGTTTACCAGCAGATTTCACAGGACGGCGTTACATGGACGCGTTTAGCGCCGAGAATCTCGGCATCTACTACAGATCTGACAACGTGGCCGCAAGGCGTGTCTGCTTGGGGTGCTGGTTCAGACGGCACTAATATTTGGTGCGCAGCTCGATTCCGCCGTGTATCTGATGAGTCGCAATCCAAATGCGTACTGTATAAGAGCGTCAACAATGGTTCGGTATACACTCCAGTTTTAGACCCAGTTCCGTTATACGATTCTAACGGCTGGGCACCTGTTTTGATGCACTCCTTTGCCGTTCTCCCTAACGGCCAGTTGGCTTTCGGCTATCACATGTATGATTCCGAAGTGGGCATTGCCACGATCGACCCAGTCACCCTGGTAGTGACTAGAAATATCATTTTCTCGAAAGAGAACATCGGCGGAACTCCGATGCTCGTTGAACCAACGATCCGTGTATATGGCTCTCGCGCAGTTGGTTTCTTGCGCACTCAGAATAACTCAGTTCGAAAAGCTGTGATGTGGTACAGCGATGACAATTGCCAGACGTTCACAACGCGAGAAGTAGACGGGGTTCCTAACCAATCGCCGGTATCACTGATTAGCTATCAGGGTAATACGTACATCTTCTACTGTGGACGCTACCGTAACGGCAATAGCACCAATGGGCTGACAGATAGCCCAATGCTAACTATGCGGGTAGGGACTGATAATGACGCGGTAAACATGCTGTGGGAAAACTTTACCGAGGTTCCGATTGCAGCTGTTCCTGCTATGTACAGCGATGCTGGCCCGTCAGGTACAGGTGTACAGGATGTGTGTGTTAGAGGAACCAAGATCATCGTTTGCCTATCCTCAAACATGGGCTCAAACGTAGATCAGGCGGAAATTTACTCTGTCACCATAGATTTGGCCGACCGACGGAAAACAAACTTCTTCCTGACCGAAGAGGCATTTACAAACTCTGCCAGGGCGACAGATTTTCCATCAAATTATCAATTTGGCAGCATTAACATTGTCAGTGTTGGCGGCGTAAACAGCACCATTCGAATGAATGGCCAGCAGATAGTCCAAGATCAAGATGCAGCCGTGCGCTGGGGTTCAGTTTCAGGTGCAGCAAGTAAGACGCATGCGTTTAACAATGGCCCGATGCCTGCTTATCTGACGGCTGGTGCAAGTAGTGCTGATGTTTTGCTTTGGGGTAGTTCAGGGGTAACAGAAATAAGGGCGGGGACTGCTTTAGCCAATGCATCTATTAAGTTGGATGTTGCAACAAAACGAATAACCATAACCAACCCTAACAACGTCAATGGCGTTGCTCTGGAGGCAAATGGGACGATAACGTTCAGCGCAAACTGGCAGCATCCGATCAAGATAGATGGCGGTGCTCAGCAGACCTACGAATGGGTATCAGGAACGGGTAATAAGAGATACAAGAAAGGAACTCCGCCTACATCTGATAGCGACGGAACCATTTTGTATTGATGATCAGATTAACTTCCGTTAGCAGTTTGGCTACTGCTGGCGGAAGTCTTCTGGGACAGAATTGGGACATGGATGTTTTCACATCTGTTGATATGGTTTTCCATCTTTTTGCATCTTGGGACGTGTGAGCGCGGTTTGATGCGGTAAGTCACTGTGTTAAATGGTGATTCTAGGAACTTCTAAGCCGTAGGTCATAGGTTCGAATCCTATAGGGCGTGCCATTACTCCCTTGATTTTCTTCCCCCTACTTGTTCCCTTGAAAACTCGACTGCGCTACCCGTACTCCCGTTGGCTCGCCGCTGAACGTCATGCTATGTTCATGCGTTAACTTTCAGTGAGTAGTAGAGAGAAAAATGCAAAGCTTATTCGTTTACGGCACCCTGGGGCCGGGCAGGCCCAACGCGCACATTATGGAAGCCATCGGCGGCAGCTGGGAAGAAGGCAGCGTCGGCGGCTCGCTGCTTAACGAAGGCTGGGGCGCCGAGATGGGCTACCCGGGCATCGTGCTGGATAACAGTGGCAATCGGGTGAACGGGTTTCTGTTCCGTTCAGCTAACCTCGTCAACCACTGGCCGACTCTCGATGCGTTTGAAGGTGAGGGTTATGAACGAGTGGTGGTCAGCGTCACCACCGCCGGCGGCGAAACCGTCGATTCGTTTATCTACATGCTGAATAATGATACGAGCCGCTTCGCCGAGTGA